TACAGATGTGCTGTTAAGCTAATGTTTACTTCTAATCAAAACAGGAGATATCTACCAATGCGTAGCCCTAATGAATCTAACCATTACTACTCTCCACAAAAGAGAGACTACTACTCCTACACTTCTAGTAATCGCTACCGACACTCTCGTCTCTCTAGCGAATACTTTTTCCATGCTCTATTCGAATACGGTTTAGTCCTAGACTACCGTGACCTCTACGACACAGAGAGACATTACCAAGAATTAGACTACAATCTCGTCAAACACAAGCAAACCCACTTCTACATCACTCAATCCCAGGTAAGTGACATTATCCGTGCTTTAGGCAATACCCTAGAGAAAAGTGATATTATCAATCTAGAGAAACTCAATGTACTAAAACACAAAGCTTACAGTGAAGGTATACCTGCTCTCTTACAGCATCCATTTACTACTCGTGGTCTCTTAACCGTAAGAGTAGTCGATGACACCTTATTCGAAATCAAGTTTAGTCACCCAGTAAGAGGCAGAGCTAAAGGAGGTAGAACTAAAGTATTACTGGAAGACAGATACCTATTCCACCTCGTTACTCCTGTAGAGCAAGACATCATCATCACTGAACTGATGCGTACTACTGCACTACGAGTAAAACCAATAGAATGGGTAACTGAATTCATGCTCCAGCAGGATGATACCAGTAATGACTTTCCAGTAAAACCTATCACTACTGAAGAGAATACCAAACTCAAGGTGAGGATGACTGAAGAGAGTCTAATGAAAGCCATTAGCTTAGTCTTTACTCAGTTCTACCCAGAACATCTCGTAGAGTCTAAGCTAGAGTATTTTAGACAAGAGATACAATCTAAGGATTACACGGTAACCAATCCCTTCATTACTGAATTGAGAATGAAAGGATACTCATTTAGAATCGAAGTGATTAACCTAAACGATAAATACCGAGTGATTACTACTCTAGAGGAGGTATTGTTCTAGTCTATCCAGTAGTACGAATTACTGGTAAGAGAGAATAAGTTTGAAAATCGAATTTGTTCCCTCTACCCAATACAGGAGATTAGAATGTATCTTAGCGATACCCGTATCCGTAAGTACTGCATGAAAGACAAACCCCTAATCGAAAACTTTATCGATAGGGAAGTAAGAGAAGTCAATGGGGAGAAAGTGATTAGCTATGGCTTAAATGCCAATAGCTACGATATTCGTTTAGCAGAAGATGCTCGTCTCTTTAGAGAGCACCACGAATACAGCTTAAATCCTAAACGACTAGAGGAGGGTTATCTAGAACCCAACTTTATCCACGTGAATAAAACCAAATTCACCGGTAAGGATTCAGCCTACATCATCCTCCCTGCCAAAGGTTTCCTCTTAGCTCACTCGGTAGAGAAGTTTAACATTCCCTACAACATGACAGGTTTTCTCTATTGCAAGTCTACTTACGCTCGATTAGGCATGAACATGGCTCCTACTGTCCTGAAGAGTGGTTGGTCTGGTCAATTGGTTTTAGAGATTTACAACCAAACCAATAACAACCTAATCTTGTACGTAGGGGAAGGTATTGGTACCATCTACTTTGCTGAACATGAATCTGACTCTGAACTGAGGTATAGAGGTTTATACCAAGGACAGAGTGGTGTTACAGTAGCAAGACAATAATACGATAGACTACTCTACTGCTTGGGTAGAGTAGTCTATTATTGCTTTGTGTTATCTAAAGAACCCTATGTGATAAGGTGATTTAAATGCTAATAGCGTTTACTCGCTTATAGAACGCTCTATAGAGCGATTAACACCATTGGGTATGCAATGGTATACCTGAACCAACAAACTCAATCCTAGAGCAATCTAGAGGCTCTAATGAAAGGCTTACTAAAATGTTTATTAAGAAACCCAGAAAGTTTACTGTAAAAGGTCTATTCCAGGTAAAGGGATTAGAGCTACCCTTAGTGATGTACAACAACATTGCTAACTCTTTAACCAAATTCATTTCTCTTATCGAAGAAGAGAAAGCTTCATTTGTCCTAAGGGGAGAAACCGATAAAGACATTGAGTACTCTTCAGTTACTGAGAAACAGACAGAGAAACTGATTGTCCGTAAGGTACTCCTTACTACCGTGATCGAATACTACAGTGTCGGTAAGAACCTATCCGATAGAATGTACTACCGACTCCATGTGGAGAATCTACACCTCAACAAAGTGATTAAGGGTAGAATCCACAAGGTAGAAGTAGACGTCAATGGTTACAAAGAAAGCTTTTCCTTTACTGAAGAACAAGTAATCTCCTTGGTCCCTATCGTAGATAAGTTTTTAATCCTCTCTAATAAGACTCTAGAGAATGGAGTGACTCAGGAGAGGCAAGAGCACTTAAATCGTTTCATGAAGGCTCTAAACGATAGGGAGATTAGAAGGAGTAAGAAAGTCTCCTGTTATGGAATCGTAGCCATTACCAATGGAAAGTACATTGGTATCAATGGTACTCTACCGGTAGAGTGTAAGGAAGACTTAGCCTTCTTTAAGAAAATGACTGCTGGTAATATCGTTATCATGGGTAAGAATACCTGGGATAGCTTACCGGATAAGTACAAACCTCTGCCTAATCGAATCAATGTGGTCTTGTCTAAAGAAGCTAAACCTAGTGGTATCGATTCTAGAGTACAATGGCTAAATGCTAAGGATTTAGACTTAAAAGCACTACAGTCTACTTACCCTGATAAGAAAATTTTCTTCATTGGTGGAGCGAATGTATTCGATCAATTTCATCCTTATATCGATACTTTCTACCTCACCTTTATCGATACCACTAATCCTCTAGAAGTTACTCCTGAAGACAAAGTCGTGTGGTATAACCACGACTGGGTAAGTCACCTAAGAAGGACTAAAACGATTGATGAGGGAATAAGGGACACCTATCGATTCCGTATTATCGAACACCACTAATCCCACTGTACGTAATACTACCTACCCTCGATAAAGAGAGTAGGTAGTATATAGTGAAATTTTAGAGAGGAGAGAGACATGTCAATATTCACCCGTACTTCTAAGGGAGAGTCCTTTCTCTCGGAAGAAGTCGTAGAGAAACTGAAGATTCGGGATAGGAGGGTACTCCTAACCGATATAGACACTAAGCACTATTACGAAATCAGTCTGTACCTAGAAGCTTTCCTAAGAGACGAAGTCGCAATAGAGATTGAAGACAAACAGAAGTACTTTACCCTCACTTTCACCTTGCATCAGCAATTGCATTACTTCGAGTATAATCTCTTAAATCGTAGACCTAAACTCTTAGTGAAGACAGGCTATCACGTATTCGAATACCAATTGGATAGAGAGCAATCGATTAAACTCAGAAAGCTCTTTATCCGTATCGTCTCTCGTTTTCTTAAAGAGAGAAAGGAGACAGAATGCTTGTAATCAAGGAAGAAACCTTCTTTAACCAGTCTAATACCCCTCTAGTCTTAATCTTCATCAAGGGTAGCAATCAGTACCTAGAGAGACTGAAAGAGGAGTATCCCTTCTGGTATAAGAGTATTACCGAATGGATTAATAACGGTAGTAAAGACTTCCATTACCTAGATACCCAAATGTATCCTAGAGCCATTATCTCGATTGAGACTAAAGGTAATTTAGATAACCTGATTAAGTCTCTTAAAGAGATTGATAAAACCTATCTAGAAGCTGATCCAGCTAGTATTGATTCTAACTGGATAGGAGCCGATACCATTCGATTACAAGGATTAGGAGGAGATTGGTTAGCCATTGAAAAGTATCTTACTGCTAAGCTTAAGGATACTGCCATTACCATTGAAATGGTCGCTAAGTCTTACAAAAGACCTTATCTCTTCTACGAAGAAGTCGATATCCGTAATAACCTCTACTACTTCAAGAACGGTATACTCGATATCCCTGAGATTGAGTACTATAAACACTTTTCCAATCTCTTAAAGAAAACCGTTTCTAAGGAATGGTTAAAGGAATACATTAAGCTCAATGGTTTCACTCTACCTAATGGCTTAACCTTAAGGCAGGTATTAGTTTCCTTTATTCGTAGTGAATACGATAGAAGGTTTAATGAAGACTCTCTCTTTAGAGAAGAGTTACAGAGAGTGATTAACCTATTCCCTAATCAGCACTTCTCCATTGCTTATTGTGGTTATCTCTTCCCTAAGTTAACGGGTATCCATTTAGACCTCTCTAATCCTAACAAGACAGAGAGAGTAAACTGGAAAGGCAGTAATGTCATTGGAGAGACTTTAGAAGACCTAACTAATAAACTCACTAGACACTAGTACCTCTCAGTGGGGTACTAGTGTCTGTTTAATGCTGTCTTATTCGTTTTTAGTCTAGTTAAGCTAGATTACTCTAAATTGCATCAGATTGCTCTTAGATTGATTTTATCACTAAAGGGTAGCTTACTCGGAAACCTTTCATTTTAGCAATGAAAGAACTCCTCGCTACTCCCTCGGTGATAGGAATAACGTTTAGAGAGCCATAGAGCGTGCTATAGAGCATTTACATCACCGAGGTACCTAGGGTACCACCCTACCCTCTAATCGCTCTATACGACGCTTCTAGGTACCCTAGTGAACGTTTTACTATTATCCATTCACTAGAGTTAGTTTATCTTACCCTTACTTATCCTAAATTCACTAGGATAAGCTTCAATTAGGTAAACTAGAGGTAGTCTTTAAAGTGGGTATATCGTTTATTTGCGTATAGAGCGCGTTATAGCGCGATTAACCACCTGGGGTATGCAATGGTATACCTGAGGGGTCTGATCGAGCTATAGAATCAAAATAGAGCCTCTAATGACCATTTGTAGGTTTTCTAGTCTGTACAGAACAGCTCTTCGTTGTTTTTAGAATCTACGATTGCTAAAAATCTCATCCAATACACTCACTTCTTGCAAGTGAGGCGCTTTTTGCTCTTTGGGTTTCTCAGGTTCTTTTACCAGAATGTCTTCAATGGAGAGCATGTTGCCAATCTGGCCTGAGCTAAAGCTGTTTCTAATGCTCTTAATGTCTTCGTCTAGTGTATCCTTCTCTCGATCACGATTCTGGTAAATGAGCTTAGCCATTTCACTTAGGTCGTTTAGGTCTTCCATGGGAATGGCTTTGAGGTTTAAACTGGATTGAGCGTACTCTCGCCATTCTTTTAGGTGGGTAGCGATTAAGGAGTACATGTGGTGCTCTTCGCTTTTGTTGAAGAGGTAGAAGGGTATTTTACTGCGGAATAGCTTGAGTAGGTTGGGGATGGTGAGGGAAACGACGACTTTTTCATTGGCGTTACAGATGTCATCCTGTTCGTCTCCACTGGTACGTGTGCCAAAGAGCTTGACTTCTTCGGTGTCCATGAGGTCGATGTAGGTAACACGGACTAAGAAGGAGCGGTGAAAGAGCTGGTAGAGATTGGTGTTCATCTCTTCTCGGGTGATATAGCGAATGGTTTCCATATTCAATTCCAATTCAATTTAGTAATCTCTTAGGTCTCCCTCTACGAAACAATGGGTTCAATGTTCTGTAGTGGTCTACGTGAGGGAGGACGGAGTAGTGTCTGCAGAGCTTGCAATTCTCTAGCCAGGAGTAGCTGACTCGATACTTACGGCTCGTGTCTTCGACGAGTAAGGCTTCATGCTGAATGAATAAGTATTCTGGATTGTTTAATCTACTACTAGTAAAGAGCTTACGCTTGTCACCATTACAGCCTATTTTCTCTAACCATTCTCTATCAAGCACGTTTTTCAGTAAGTACTTACTATTATTCAGCAGCTTTTCTATTCGTTCTAGCTCCCAATAGGCTATTTTACCTAAGCATTCTCCCCCATCTGGATACTTGTCTTTAATGAAATTGCTGTTAAACCAATGCCCTCCAGATAACCGTTCCCATTCTTTACCGATAATCTTAGCTACCGTACAGTCCTGATTACTCCCGTTCCCATCGAAAAAGAAGTATCCGTGGATGTGTACACCAGTCTTTTCAGTGTATTCCCGTACGCAGTAGTAAGCAAAGTAGCTAGGGATTTGGTTTAAGAAGGTCTTTTGTAGTAGGTTAAAGCAATGGTTTAGCTTATCTAGATTATCTTTATCTTCTTCATTTAAGCTAAAGTCTAATCGGATTACCATGATTTTAGTGTAGGTAATGAATAGGGTTCTAATGATGTTTTTAATGGATGTATAGTTGTAATCTAGCTTACGTCTATCGTTTTCGTTTAAGTTTAGTAGTTTCATCATCCAATCAGGTGCCCTTTTGCTAGGTAGTTTTACAAAAACACCACTGTTGAAGTAGTGACCTATAGGGAAATCCCAGTGGTAGTAAGAGGTTCTTATACCGAGGCTATCTATCCTAGATCGATACTGTCTCTGTTTTCTGTTACGAGCAATAGTCTTCTCATTTCTTCTTATTCTCCTTTTCATTTTATTGTATTCTCTTAGGTAGAGTTTCTGTAATTGTTTAAGAGTCTTAGTAGCGTATAACTTCAACAAGTACGCTCTAGAGGCTCTACGGTTGTTGTAGAGAGTTAGGTTAATTAATTCCTCTAGTAAGTCTACTTTACCTAAGTCTAGATATTCTGAACACTTAAGGTCATTTAGGTGTTCCATTGATTTGTACATTTCGATTGTTACCTTATAAGAGTAGTCTACCTGAAAACGTATCTTTACTGTTAAGACCGTAGTGCTAATACGGTCCTGATACGTGAGTAAGGTAGACTATGTTCTTTTTTTTCACTAACTAGAATAATCGAGTATGTGGTGTGGTTGTCATGGGTGGAAATACACGAACAACAACTAACGAAAAAGTACTAAAATAACAACGATCATTTTTATCAAAATTTCACAACCTTGTACATACCGATTAACTAGTTACCCAATAATACTAAAAATATCCCGTATATACGGAACAAAATGAGTAAATAACAGTACTGATACTATTGGTAAATATACCCCTAAACTGATTCTTAGAAATCTATGCCAACAGATTCCTGTTTCACTCATATTGAACCCTCCAAAAACTACTAATAAAAACTGAATAAGTACACTCTCTCTAGTACCCATTAGAGGTACTAGAGAGAGCATTATCTTACTCATTATCCATTCATTCTTCTAACACCATAATGGATTAAAACCAGTAGTACAGGAATGTAGTAATACTGTTCTAATTCACTCCAATTCTTAACATCTTTTACTAGTTCTTCAATCACATCCATCTGTAGAGTAGACTTGTTAAGATACTGGTGTATCTGTAGCTCTAAATGAGATTGTCCTTCTACCTGATTGAAGTAGAAGTCTTTAGAAAAGACGTAAGAGCGTGAAGGGATTACCTGATTGATTAGAGGAATATCCTGATATACACTGTATTCTCGTTCATTTACAGAGACGATTGGTGCAAAGGACTTACCGATAATCCAGTCATTCTTAATCCAGATATCATTCGTATAGGTGTGCTGGTGAGGTGCTATTACTGCTTGAAAGCCAGAATAGCGTATCATGGCAAACTGAGGTACATTGGTAAAGGCATCTACTGTTACTCCTACTGCTTCACTAAAGGATTCAGCCAATAAGTCCTTATCCTGTTCAGTAATGGCATCCCACACTGAAGTGGTTTTCAGTAAAGGAAACTCTTCATCACTGTAGATTCTAAAGTGAATCAATTCAGGAGCTTTAGAGAGACTAAACCAATCTCTAATCCTTCTCATGTAGAAACCATCGTAAATCAGTCTCTCCTGGTTAGGTAGTAAACAGGTTTCGTAGAACTTATTGTAATACTTCCTAAACCAGTACTTCAGTAGTCTAAAGTACTCATCGTGTAGATTAGTAAAGACAGCTGCCTGTTTAGGCGTTAATAGAGGATTCTGACCAGCTTTTAGGTAATCAATGCTGTATTTGTAAACAGCGACTACCTTATTGTTCAATTGAACTAATTTAGGGTCATGCTCCTGGTCTACAATCTCGTATTGTAGGGTTAACTGTACTTCGTAGATGGTGTTTCTACGATGAGTTAATCTCCTTACACTAGAGACAGCAAACCACCCTAAAGTACTTCTACCAAAGTCCATTAGCACCACATCCCCTACATTAGGGATAACAGGCTGTCTAACATAGGCCTCGCAGGTAATCTCAGTGAATCGGTTTTCCGAAGTATTCTGGGAGGAAGTAATGCTACCCTGAATCAAGATTTCGAATCCATCAATTCTTTCGTACTGTTGGGATGAAGTCGATAAGTCCATACTGAACTGACTTACGGTCTCATCTTCACCTAGTCTTTGTCTAAAATAAGTTACCTTTTGTGCAGCACCATCAGCGTATTGCACTAAGGTATCTAGTCTTTCTTCTTTATTGTCTACTATAGCCGATTTGTAATCCACAGGAGTAATATTGGGTTTCTCTACGTATTCGTGGAGTTTCTTGGCTTTAGTAGGTTCGAACTTATCAGAAACCAGTTTAACCATTTTCTCTTTCCGTTCTTATAAGCATTATCGAAGGGTCCTGTCTGTTAAGACAGGTTCCTGATGATGATAACTTATCGCTAACTAGCTTAACCATTACAAGTCTTCCTTATGTTCGTATAGACTGTTTAGTTGTACGGATAAAGTCATCTTTGTTACGGTAGTTAACAGTATAGAAGGTCTGTACTGTTTTCATGTTGTTCTTACCGTATCTGTCTCTACCCCATTCATCACTATTGTCATTAGGTCCTCTATCCCCTCTACAGTAGTCTACTATTTTCTTATAGAGGTCTTCCTCTTTCATCAGTCGATTAATCGCATCTGTATCGACAAATCGCCAATCGTAATAGATAGCCAACCTGAGGTTGTAAGTGGCACCAATCTCAATCTCTTTATTAAGATAGATTTTACCCTCTTCGAAGTAAAGAGCACCATCTTCCCTTCTATCCATCATCCTGTCGTTCTTATACATCAATAGCTGGAAGATGGACTTACCGGTATAAAGGGCATAATTACCCTCTTTAACAATAAAGTCTTTTAGAGCAGGGTAGATGTCGAATAGGTCTTGATTGTTTAAATCCAACAACTCAGTACCTGGCTTATCGTCTTTATCGAACAATACCAATATATCGACTAATCTAGAAGTCCCTCTAATGGTACCTGCTTGACTAGGGGCAAATTCATTCCAACGAGGAATGACGATACCGTTATACCAGCTCCAGCTCTCCATATCCACTAAAGAGGAATGCTTTAGTAGATTAAACTGAGACTGAGTAAAGTAAGTGTGTTCGGTATCTGTTGGTTGTTTTACATCAGGTGGACCGATGGTATTGTTGTAATTATCGGTATTACCCATGAGGATATCGGGTACGACTTGGTTGTAGATCACTCTAGGATAGTGTAAGGAGAGGTCAGTAGGCTTCATGTAGCGCAAGATATAGTCGAAGGAGACTATCCATCCACCCCCACCGTCTACACGCTCCCCTGGTTCAATCATGCCTTCAAAATCGAAGTATCCGAATACTTGTTGTTGAGTTTCACTAACCGTAAAGATTTTATTTAAACCAGCAGAGTCACTCGTGGTACCGAAACGATTAATAAAGTGTTTCTGCATCCAGTCTGAGATATTCTCTACTTTTACCTGATTAGCAATGAGTTTGTAGATTTCACTTAAAGCAATCATGGCTTTATCGTCAATCTGATAATGGTATTCCAGATTGTGGGGAAAAGCATTGCCATAACGTCTTAAACTGCTTCTAATACTGTTTAACCAGGCTTGTGCTACGGGTCTAGATTGGGCACGATAGGAGATATTGAATTTCATCTCCATATTGGCGTAGAAAGGCGTAATATGGGTACCGGTAACAGGTTCAAGGAAGATGGGTCTGAATTCTTGTTGGAATTCCTGGTACATGAGCTCTGTTTGTGCAAAGGTTTCTTCTTGTACCTGTACTTGCATCTGCTCGTTATTCTCTAAGTTCAGACCCTCTCTACCATCGGAGTGTACTGATGTCCCTCTCTCTTTCCTAACACCTTCTTCGTCTAAATAGACAATAGGGGAATGACTGAATATAGACATCCCCAGGTATTCCTTTAAATCGTTCATGACTTTAAAGACAATAGGTCTGGTAATCGTAGACTTCTCGCCTTTAATAGGGAAATTTAAAATCACTTGACTTACTCCTGTTGATAAGGATAGTTCACTAAGCAAGCTTAGCTCACTGAGCTTTCTTATAGAAAGGATATTTAATTGTTCATAGCTCTTTTTCGATATACCCTAATGTAGTAATTACAAACTAAGCATTTTAAGAACTATATTATCAACTTGACTATAGTACCTTATATTCTAATGGGATTGAACAACAAATGAATAATTTATATTACTTCGACACGAGAAACATATTCCTAACGAGAGAAGAACTCTCTCGAGAAATAGGAATTGCTAGAACCATGGGTATAGAACTCATGGACATCTTTACATTCTTTCTGGATAACTTAGATGGGTTTAAACTAGTAGACGAGAGTCACCTAGTGGAAAACTTTATCAAGAACTATCTCAATAGCCCTTTCAATGTCTACCACCCCTTAACGGATAGTAAGGGTAATTTCGTGAATGATTACGAATCTGTCTGTCTAGGTAAAGAGACTGAGGAGTTCTTATTCAGTATTGGTAGGAAAGTGGTTTCTTACTTAGAAGACCAATTTAAGACAGGTAGCTTCGATTGGTACTTTAAGGTAGTCGACTTCAAGTCTAAGTACATGGATATCGTGAATCCAGAAACCATTACTTTAATGATTAAGAGGGATGGAAATGGGTACGGAAATGACCACTAAGAATCTACCTGAATACCTCATCATGGAGTATCCTTTCGGTGAGTTAATCGATGAAGCCACCAGTATATTCGGTAGTAATCCGTTTGTTGAGGCGTATAATGTACCTGGTGAGAAAGGATATAATCCAAAAAGAAGGATATTCTATCGCACAACAGAAGAGCTCCTCTTCTACTTATTCCTTAATCTCAGGATTACCGGTAGGGACATTTACATGGGTATGTTACCTCTAACCATGCCGGTGATTAACGAATTGTACAATAAAGTACAGTGGGGGATAGTGGACTCTTTCTATCAGGATGAATCTTATACCGATGGATTGGTAGAATCTGGTTTACTGTTAGAAGAAAAGAGGGATGGTGTATTAGGTTATCGAGACAAATGGGGTAATAAAGTAGAAGTCGTCCCTGGTATTACAGAAGACCAATCTATCTTCATTACCGTAATCTATCACTTATTCCTAAGGGTGTTTATTGAGAAATTCCCTACTATCAGTAACATCATGTTACAGAATAGGGATAGCATTATTGTCCAACATGAGGACATTACAAGCAATATGGATTACCCTATAAGTGTTAATACCAATAAGAAGAGAGCCATTATCGACTACATCTTAAAGATATACACCTTAAAACTAAGTGTATATGTAGCAGGAAGGGAAACCGATGGTCTCTAGAAAAACCCTCCATTTACTGGACTTGAGTTTAGCCATTGATAGTGCCATTCGTGATTTAGGAGAGCAATACCACTGTGACTTAGATGTAAGAGACACTAAGGAAACAGTAGAGTTTATGTTAGAGTCGATTAATGACTTGGATTTGGGTGAGGAAATCAGTGAGGTAGATATAGCCGTATTAGGCCAATACTTCACTGAGCATTACCGCCAGATAATCAATAGCATTATCGACCAAGAACCTTTCGATGAAGGGTATATTGAGAATTTCCAATCCATCAATTACCCAAATGAGAGAGGTTGGTACTTCATTACTCGTCTCTATTACTGGTTAGCTTATCAATTAGTCACGACTGGCATCATGAACACCAATGATTGTTTTAATACCAGAATCTCGATTAAAAGAGTTTCTCCTAATGACGTTAAGTGGATGATGGGGTATCTGCTGTATTATACCTCGTACATCGTAACCATTGAAGAGTTTTAACATGAATCGACAAGACGAACTATTATCCATCATTGTGGATATCGGTCCTGAAGCCACAGTAATCGATTATCTCCTCTATAAGGAGAGGGACTTAACCGGTAGGTTATTTGCTATTGATTTCCATCAGGTACTTGATGACTACCTAGGTAGATTAAGGGTAACTGAGGTCAATCGACACTATAACCAAATCTATACCCACATGCCTCTATGGCAGGACAATAGACTTCTAGAGGAGGTAATCTCCACTCTAGAGTGTAAATTAAGGAACGAGGCAGTGATTACAGAGAGTCTCATCCAACCCATCTGCCAATCCATGTATCAGTGTCTTAATCAGCTATCGCTTTCAATTCACGAAGTTATGATGAATTACCCAATTAACCGGATACTTCACTATAACTTCAGAGTCGGTGAAAGACTAGGTGCTTCCCAGTTTATACTGAGAGAGAAACCAATCGGCGATGATGATGCTGAGGTATCGTTTAATCCATGGGTACAGCGGGTGTAATAAAACACCTATACTCTAGTGATTAATTTTATTCCAAAGGACAGAAGTACAAATGGTTAGTGATAGAAAGAAAAGAGACATTATTGCATTCGAGATTAGCTCGAAACGAGTGGAGAAGATTTTAAAAGGAATCCCTCGTGCTTGTAATCTTAGAGAAAGAAAGTTAACCAAGATGAGGTTGAAGTACCATCACCTAGAGACACTAAACCGAGACAATGACGTTTAAGTATACGATTACTCTACTACCCTCTTTATTGGGGTAGTAGAGTAATTCTTATCATGTCCTACTAGCTAGTGACTCTTAATTCTAACCACTATAATCTAAAGGTATTACCATGGCATTACAGAAACGATTAACTGAACAAGCGTGGCAAAACTTTAAACAGGTTATCCTGCCTACGTTTTGTTCTAAATACTACAGTGAAGACGATATCGTCTCCTTCTATCGACTTGATGAAGTACTGGATTTAACCACAGGTGATACAGCTAAGGCTATGGCTTTATTCCTACTACTGGATATGGATAAAGAACTCCCTAAAGTATTGAGTAATATCCAGACCTCCATTAAGAATGAAGACCTCTCTTTATCACCTCAAGTTTTATTCAAATTCATCATCACCCACCCTAACGAATACAAGAAAGAGAAAGACTACGAAATGGTGGTTTTCTTAATCTATTCGGTTTATGGGGTAGAGTTTCTAAACTACCTTTCCCGTAAGAGAAAAGGTTATCTCAGTTATAGAAACCGTAAGCTGTACAAACATGTTTAAATGAGATTTAGGGGTTATTCCAATGAGCAAGAAATCTGTATCTAAGAAGAAAGAAAGACAAAAGAAACTGGCTAAGCGTAAACATCAGTCAGGGTCAGTAGTCAATTACAAGAATATCTCTACCCATATCCGTACCGGTAAACTGGCTGCTAAAGGTACCATTACCGGTAATCTGGCTATGGACTTATTAGAGGAGACTGAAGAGCAACGTATTACTGAAAAGAACATCCAGACTCTAATGGACGATTGGTACAAAACCGTAGAGTGCTTTAAGCAAGGTACTACTGACCGAGAGCAACATAGTCGTTTCAGTGAAAACCTATTCTTGATGAAGCAGTTATTAGAAATTGCTTCTAATGAGTGTGTGCCTACTGATCCTGAACAAGAAATGGAGTTCAGAATCCATTTATCTCTCATGAGGGATAATCTAGAGAAGATGGAGAAGATTGTTATTGAATTCTATAACAAGATAGTCAATGGCATTGATAAACTCTATTTTGTCAACTCTCTTGAGTTTAATCAATACAAGATTGTAGAAGAATTCAGTAATACTCTACCTAGTCTCTTACGCTACGTGGATATTGGTCAGTTTCAGAAAGGGTGTCGTACTACCATGGTGAAACTATCCGATAGACACTACTCTGGTGAGAATGCTAAATACTATCGCTTTAGAGAAGGTCATGTACTCTTACGAGAAAGACGTAAGAGAGAAGCCGAATTAAAAGCTTTAGAAGAGCAGCAATAAACCAATATACTACTCCTACTACCTTTAATTGGGTAGTAGGAGTAGTGTCTATATCAGGTATTCTTTTTTCTTTCTTTAGAGTTAGCAATTTCGTTATTAATCGATTCGCTTACCTCTATTTCGATATTCTTCTTACGACCAATAGCTGTCTTGATTATGTTCTGCTCTACACGGGTGGTGTTTAACCAATCACCTAGAGACATACCGGTGTACTTATACACGTCGGATAAAACGAAATCATCAGCTACTTGCTGTAAGAGAGAACCATCACCACACAGATTATAACAATCCTTCATGTCCATCGGATAGAGAGAAGGATCAGTTCCGGTATCTGTCTCGTATTTACTAAAGGTACAGCCACCTATCCCATAGGCACTATCGTGTAGTGTCAATAGACTTAAGTGGCGTAATCCTGGGTCAGTAATAGGCTTGGATTTACCCGAAGTGATGGTTTTAAACACTTCACCGAAACCAGCATTACTGAGGGTAAGCTCTTTACCTTCCTCTGTACCTTTTAGCGAAGGATCAATCTCTTCTTTAGGGACATTAGTAATACCAAACAATGGGTCTTTCACTGCCCCTAGAGCGTTAGTAATGACTAACTGTCTTGCTGTATCCCGAGTGAGCGATAAATCTGTGCGGTCAATGTAAAAAAAGTCATTACGGTATTCACCGGCACAATGTGGTTACTTACACTGGAGGTATTGTACTTCTCTTCAAAATCGGAGATAGTCGGTACACCGTATACTGCTTTCAAGCGAGAATTAATAAACTCATTAACCACTTTAATGGTGGCTTCTTTTACATCAGAGAGCGTCGCAATATCGTCTAACAAGGAGAGAATGACTTCACGTGAATCGATTTCAGATACCACTACGTCGTTAGAGTAAGAGTAAGTTTCCTTAATCTTCACTTTCTTGATGTAGTGACTGAACTCACGCAATTCAGTAGCCGCCATCTTACTGGATAAGTAATTGGAACGAATTCTCTCATCAGAAACCATAGCCAGAGTCTGGTTAATGGATTCAGTTAAGTAATTGTCCCAAGCAGCACCATGTTCTACAAACTCATTCATGTTAGAATCACCCAACACGAGGATGGTTTCTTTAGTAATGGTACCTTTACGTTTCTCTTCCTTACGTACCATGATTGTGCGCTCGAATGGTTCTACATCGTCTTTCTTCTTCCAATCACGTTTGTACGCTTCGATTTCTTCATTAGAAGACGGAGTAGAGTGGGCAGCAATCAGATGTTGTTTCTGGCGAGTAGAGAAGCGGTTATCTGCGAATACTTCCATGTCAGAGAGCCAGAGTTTACCTACCACTAACTTAGGTTTACCATTATCCAAGAGAGCAGTACGGTTGTAGTTGAAGCCATCAGGGAACATGGCACAACCCAAACCCCAGGCAATAGCAGGGATATCCATTGGGTCTAAGTGACGACGGATATTCTCAGCAGTCGCATCTTTCAGGTTGATACGAGCAATCTTACGGATAAACAAGTCTACGATTTCATTGCTGATAAACCAAGTAGTAGAACCGTAAATAGAACCACCAAATCGTCTACCCTGTACAATCTTAGAAGTATCCAGTACAAACTGTAAGTCAATCAAGTCAGCTGAAGTAGGTGCTGAGATTACAGCCACTAAACCTGAGTGAGGCAAGACTACCGTAAAGTGAGAACGCAAACCTAAGGCATCCATTACTGCTGCTTTAGCGTGGATACCAGTCAAGAGACCATTCTCTTTAGGAATGTAAGAGAGACGAGACTTAGCTTTACCATTGTTATTCGGAATGGTTAAAGTCTGCTTCAATACCGTTTCTTTCTCATTGATGGCATCTTTTACCCTATCGTAATCCACACTAATCAATTCACCTGCATCAGTAAGTGAATTAATCATGGTGTTTACGTTAGTGGAGATGTCACCAGAAGCATCGTCTGTATTGGTGAAGATTTCCGGATTAGCACTGAAATAGTTCAGTACGGCTTCAGGGGAATCAGGCGGTAGGGAAATGGAACCAATAGTCTCTTCTAAGTTCTCCATGGTAAGGGGGGTAGAATCAGTCAGGATAGGACGATTCTCTTCTAATTCGATTGGATTAGAAACTGGTTTAACCTCTTCACCTGTATTTAAACCTGTGCCTTTCCATACGTCCACATCACCTTCAGAAGCAACCAGTTGACGAATCTTCTCGAGTGTTTCACTCTTACGTCTCAGTTCTGCTTCACGAGGTGTCTCCTCTTCATCTTTCTTAGCAGGCTTCTCTTCCTCTACCGGTTTGATTTCCGGTAGTTTCTCTTTCATCTCTTCCAGAGGGTCTTGAGGAATGAAGACATCCACCTCTTCCTCACGAACAATCTCTCTTACTTCTTTCACTACCGGTTCATTGTGTTTTAATGCTTCCTCTACAGAGACTTTCTCATGTAGATGACCATCTTTAACATGGGTAGGCTCTACAGGAGTAACCACTTCAGTTACTGCCTCTAATGCCTTCTCAGTAACGGTTTCTTCTTCGTACTGGATAATACCGTCGTTATTGATACCTAAGCCATTGGTTTCCCCTACAGAGAATACCGGTTCTTCAATACCATCCACTACAACCTTATCACGCTCTTCATGAGTCGGAATAGTAGAAGGATCTTGCTTAATTTCGTTTACCATGAAATGCTGTCCTTTAAAACAAAGTTAGAAAAAGTAGATTACAGTAATCCCTGGATAGGATTACTGTAATACTCAGGGATTATCGATTATTACTTCAAGCCGGTTGTCTGGCTACTTCAGGAATGTGTTCTGCTTCAGGTACCTTGGTATTGGTATACTGATGCAGACGAGTCTGTAAGAAGGTCTTAATGTCAGCTGGTGCTTCATCTAAGTGCTGGCTGTAGTAAGAGAACTTCATGGTGGAGTAGAAGTCCGATACATGTTTAATAGCCGGTTCAAACAGACGCAAGATACGGTTACCACATACGAAGAAACGCAGTTTAATATCCGTAATCAGCTCAAGGATATAAGCATCTTCCCGAGGAACATCTTTCTTCACATTGCCTTCTTCATCCAGATACTTGGTGTAGAGAGAGCGAATGGATTCCAATTCTTTGCTCATTTCCTTATTGTCACTGACAACCATATCAGTCAAGGTAATGAATTTGTCTCTTTCAGGTAAGTAAGGTAAGAACTTAACATTCTCATCACCTGTCACTTCCTGAATAGCCTTAATCGGCTTATTCAGTTGTTCTTTTAACTGTTTGTAGGTTTCTTCACAAGACTCGAAAGTAGAATCCACCAGAGCAGCATATTGCTCCTGGGTGATTTTACCCTCCAATTCAGCAGGTAATTTGGCATGGCTGACTACCGCTTCTAAAGTATCGGTATCACCCACAAAAGGTTTCTTCGGGTTCTTGATGAGGTATTTGGTCTCTTCACCGAGTTTCAATTTACGTTTCAGAGAGACTTCACTATTGGTTTTCGGTACCTTCAGTTTGATTTTGTCACCGAATACAGGAGCCATATCGACATATTGGCTTTCGTCCTCTACCTTGGATTCGGTTACCGGAAATGTTTTTGCTTTCTGGCTCATTTTCTTAGGTTGCCTTTCTTAAAAATGAAAGAATGAGTGGGTAATAATTGCTTCCATAACACACTAAAGGTTATGAAAAATGAGAGATTATCAGACATATAGATAATCGAATAGTTATATTTAGACTATCCGTCTAGAAAGGGTTTACAGTGGGTAATTTATTCTTAAACTTCATGAATGAATACTGGACACCGGAAGAAGTCAAGTGGTATACCGAAATCATGGATTTGATTAATGCGGTACAAGAGGACTATGCTGACAACATCGATTTAATTATCTATAGTCAGACGGACGAAGTAGCCATCAATGAAGTAAGTGATTTACTGAAGAAGGCCGTACAAGATATCCTTATTGCTCTATTAGAGAATATCGGTGTTACGGTAGCTGAAGATTATCCTTTAGATACTATCCTGCTTTATCGTATCTACAAGGACATGATTGAAATTGAAAACAATGAACAGATAGACTTTGCTTTGTCTATCTTGGAATCCGACTTAGATGACGTAACCGTATTCTACGAATTACTCACTATAGTCGGTACACTGGAGGTAGATGAGAGCGAGTTTACTCAACAGATTGCTAAAATCTCTCCATTTACTCGCAGTAAACTAACTCAATACTTCTATTCCCGTAAGGAGACTCAAGTAGCAGTGGAGGAAACCTTCGATAAGATTAAAGCCTCTAATCGTATTAAGCAGTTTATCGAGGTATTAAACGATTCTGAATTCCTAGCCATTAACCTAATCCGTAATGGTGTAGAGATGGGTTTGTCGTTTAAGTCTTATCTTAATCTCTATAATGAAGAGATTTTCAATCTCGATATTAAGGATATCTGCTATAACCTCTACCTCTTCGCTATCTTCTCTCAAGATGGTTGTGATGCCCCTGTAGCGACTATCGAGAAACACATCCAAAACTACCTCTTTGAAATGGCTGAAGTCGATAGCGTGCTGAAGGGTGTAGGTCAAATCCAAATGAAACTAGGAACGTACTGAATATGGATAAACTAGACTATTACAAAATGGGATTGAAGAAAGGCTGGTTTAAGGATGCCTTTTGGGTGAAATCCTGTTTATCTCTATTTTATACCGAGGATACGACACATTACTTGGTAAGAAGAGACAAAGGTTACTTCTATTGTTACGATGAAAGCGGTAATGAAATCAAGATTACCGGTAACAACGATATCAATACTCCTCTCTTAAGAGTAGGTGAAATGCTTACCTTAACCAAAGGAGAAGTACCCAATATCACTAAAGAGACTCGTACTTCTGTAGGTTGTTTACTCATGAACTACTTACTGACTATTGGTCCCTTTAAAGGAAAAGTGCCTTATATCAATAAACGATTCTCTCCTCGCTCAGTAGAACCTTACTTCTTACTGAAGTGGACTCGTAGTGAGAAAGATGTTACTGAGAGTGAACCGGCTAAAGAAGGGGAAATCTTCACTGAAGAGTATCTTACTTTCGCTAACAATGCCTTACATCTAACCAACTACTGCCAAACCGTTAATGCTTCTGTTACTAAGAAAGCTTTAATGACCAATCCGATTGTAGAGAAAAGACGTTTAGAGCTCTATAAAGAGCATGAACATGAACTCAATGATCCGGTAGTACAGGCTAAGATTGATGAAGAATTGGTGAAGTTAGACAAGGAGTACTTGAAAGACGATGAGTCCATGGGTTTCTTAGGGACATCAGGTAAAACCTTCTCTAACGTAAGACGTCGTTTAAATAACCACTTTGGTGCCCCTAAAGGACTAACTGATAAGGAACAACCTTTTATCGAAAGACCTCTAAGAAAAGGGATAGATTTAGAGCGATTCTCTCTTTATACCAACGATGCTTACTCAGGTAGTATTTCCCGAGGTTTGGAGACGCAAGAAGGCGGTGTGAAGACGAAAGATGCGATTAGGTCTGCCGCTAACTTAAAAGTCGCTATAGACGATTGTGGTAGCCGTATCGGCGAGATGGTACAATTCAGTAAAGATACTGAAAAGAACAGAAGATACATTGGTTATTACTATCTGGAGAACAAGAAAACCATTAAGATTACCGAGGATAATCTCGCTAGTCTTACTGGTAAGTTAGTGGAAATGAGGTCTCCTGCTTACTGTATTGCTAAGAACAGTAGTTTCTGTAAGTGCTGTGTAGGGTCTAATATAGCTAACTACCCTAATGGTATCGTAACCGTGAATGCTAGAATTACGAGCATTATCATGAGCCTTTCTCTCAAAGCCATGCATGATTCGACACAAGCTGTGTCTAAGTGGAGAACTGACCTAATTTCTTAACTAAATAACGACTACTACACTACCTATTCTAGGTAGTGTAGTAGTTTGTAAATTAGATTTTTACAGATATTTAGTTTAGCTTTGCTAAACACGTGTCGTATTTTTCTAAATAACGGTTTGCAATTTAGAAAAATACAGATATATATTACTAAAACGAGGGAATAGAAAGTCTCCTATTCTTCTCTTGAATTAAGATTAACCCAAAGCCTTTTCCTACTCTACACCACTCGGAGTGGTGTAGAGTAGGTCGAGACTATTAGGCAATACAATGAGGAGTATAGCTATGGTCAATAGACCCAAGCAACTGCCTTCAGTCGAATCCATCGCAGCTTATCGTGCCACGCAAGGCGAAAAAGCTAAAATGGAATTAGATAGCACTTTGCGTAGAATGTCTCTACGTATAAGCAAAGAGCTACAGGCTGCAGGTGGCTTCCTGATTAGGTAGCCGATAACAAAGACAGCTAGTGTATTAAGGTATATTGGCTGTCTATACTCCCATACTTTATTCTAACGACAGGAAGAAAATCATGTTAAATGCAAATAACAACCGAGACAATGAGTATTTACCCTTTACCCTAGAGGACGACTCTTACGAAGCACCCTCTGGTGATATCGCTCAATTGTTGGCATCCATAGACGAAAGTCTTAGATGCCGTAATGAACAGTGGGATGGCATTCTGGAAACACTGAATGACATCTCAACTAAGTTAAGTTATGTCATTGACAAGCTCGATGACTAAAACGAAGTAAGAGAGAGACTGGTTATCTCGACTGGTAAAACCAGTCTCAATTCAGCTATCGCTGTTTATCTGGTCTCTCTTTCGAGATAAACCAATTAATGGAATTTCAATTGGAGTTTCATTAACCGTTTATTTCAATCTTTAATCCAATGTAATTTAAAAGGAATTTAATCATGTCTAAAATCAACCGTAATCGTACTATTCTTTTCGTAGTATTCTTCACCATCGCATTCATTGCCAATACGGTAATGAACACTTTGGTAGAGTCCCATTACGTTCAGTACTTCCAGGTACTGAATTTCAAGGGAATATCATTCCTTATCAGTGCAGTAATTGCTAGTATTCCAGGATTCATTACCCTGGTTAATCACTACACTAGAAAAGGTGAATTCTAAATAAGTAGTTTCTCCTGTCTCGCCTGTACGATAAAGTATAGGTTTCAAGAGGCTGGTTTACCATTTGGTAGGCTAGCTTCTTTTTTTGTTTTCTCCGATGTCTTCTTTTTTAATTTGACTATCTAATAGGCCATTAGCTAGTGAATTTATAAACGTTTATAAGTAAGGAATTTACACTATGTCACGTAGTAAACAAAAGCAACAGGTAAACCTGGGTTCTGTTAACTCTAACCAACCTATTGAGTTAGAGGAAAAAGAACAAGTAAATGAGACTACTGAAACCAATGAATTGCTCACTGGTGAAGAAGTCATTACCCCAGTAGCAGAAGAACAAGTATTCAATGTAGAACAAGAAGAGAAAGAACGCGTAGCTAACCGTACTGATTCTCTCTTGACCGAGTCTGACATCATGCCTAAGCTAGGCACTACTGCTAAGATGTCACTCTACGGTGTATTGGAATACATTAAAATCATGAAAGAGAACGAAGGACACATCCTTTATCTCTCTCAAGATACCAATTACGTGGTAAATGATGGTCCTGCTTATCAGGTGAAACTCTTCCGTGATATCATGGATATCATTACTAAAACCGATGATGCTGACTTCCAGCTCTCTATGGATTTCTTGATGCAGCTCTTCCGTACTGAAGAGACTGTACTCTCCATCTACAACCTGATGAGATTCCAAGAGAACATCCGCCTCTCTCCAATTGAACTGAAATGCTACCCCAATCTGATGACCATCTTGACTACCTTGGCTGACCCATTGACTCGCCAAGCTAAGTTGAGAAGAGAGTTTGATTTGGCTAAAGCACTGGAATTCGGTTTCAGTGATGCTGCTAAAACCCGTATGCAGTACTATTTCAGCTTCTAATCCAATCTACACTACTACCCTTAACAGTGGGTAGTAGTGTAGTATTTAATTATGTACTCATGTGAATCTGTTCAATTTTATTGAAAGGATGAGAAATGAATACAGATAACTGGAAACAGATGCTCTCTCATGCTGGGTGTAATAGAGAAACCGTAGAGTTGTGGTCTCCTCCCTTTGCCCAATACGCTAAAGATTATAAGATTACGACTGTAATGAGAATCTCGGCTTTTCTAGCCAATGTCATGGCAGAATCGCATTACTTAACAGCACTAAGAGAGAATCTAAAGTACTCAGCCAAAGGCTTAGCCAATACCTGGCCTAACCGTTATTCAGTTACCGGTAAAAGAGGAGGTGCACCTAACGCTAAAGCACTCGCTATTGCCGGTAATCCTGAAATGATTGCCAATCACTGTTATGCCAATAGAATGGGTAATGGTGATGAGGCTTCAGGTGATGGCTGGAGGTATTCTGGTAAAGGACCTATCCAGATCACCGGTAAAACCAATACTGAGTCTTTCTTTAAGGATAATGGATTACCACTCACTACCGATACTAACCTATTAACCTTACCTGATCTAGGGGTAAAATCAGCCATGTGGTACTGGAATAAGGCTAACATTAACGTGAGTGCCGATAAGCCAGACTTTGATGGCTGTTGTGATAAGGTGAATATTGGTAGTAAGACTCGTGCTATTGGCGATGCTCATGGTTACAATACTCGTCTTTCTATTTACAATAAACTGAAAGACTTCTTATCCCATCACCCTGAATTACTAGAAGACAAAGCTGCTTCTGTATTGAAGGCTAGTGATATGGATAAAGTAGTGGTTCCAGTAGACAAACTGTTAGAATACGACCCAGATGGAGAGTACCAGTTTGAAGTAATAGAAAACATTCGTAAACTCTAAGAGGTACAAAACACAATGACACAATCTAAGAATGTAAAACTGAAGCTTTATATCAGTATCGTACAATGGGTATTCTTATTCATCGCTTCGATGATTATCAATATCCTCTCCTTAATCCTGGCTCCTTTCATTGCCATTTACTCTCTCTACAAACCGGTACCTAAGTACTTTAACTGGTTCCTGACTCACGACTGTGGGATAGATGGGGACCCATCTCACTTGGAGAGATGGCCTGGCGACAGTAAGCTGAGGAAGTTCTTACGCAGAACCGCTTGGTTGTGGCGTAATAAAGGTTATACTTTCGATTACGTGGTGTGTGGTCGTAATCTCGGTAATACTTTAGTGAATAAAGGTGATCCTGATACCTCCGATGCTAAGAAAGCAGGCTATATCTTCCAATACGACGAAAACGGTACTTGGGAGTACTATCTAGTAAAACCGTATTCCTTTAAACAGGATAAGTGTTTAAGGATTCGTTTTGGCTGGAAGATTGCTGATGGATTGATTGGTACCGGTGCTAGGATGATGTTGGCTACCTCTATTGGTATTTGGAAAGACTTTGTTTCTCGCCCTGATACCGTACCGGTAGAAGAGACTAAAGAGACTACTGAAGTAAAAGAAGACTTGAATGGTTTCAATGGTACTAAAGAATAACTAATTGAGCACACTCTACTCTAGGTAATTAAACCTAGAGTAGAGCAGTGTTTTGATTTTATATCTTAAGGAGAGTAAAATGCCAGAGAGCAAGCTGAATGTAAGTAATGTTATCGAGATTACGAATAACACGCCATTAGAAGAAAGAGAACCTACTTTTGTGTATAGGACAACTGATTACACACTAATGATGACCTCTATAAACACGGGAAACGTAATAAGTTTAGAATTAATTAAACGTCTAGCTGGGGTAGAGAAAACCAAGGGAATTCATCTTTCTATCTCTAACGAGCGCTATGGTTACCATGGTAATGTAAGTCAACTCTTTACCTTTACAGCGAGTCTACCTAACAACCAGAAAGTCATTTTGAAAACCACTCTCTATACTCACGATAAAAACGAAGACACGATAATCTATTACGATTCTAAAGAAGATATCCATAAGTTCGTTAGTGCTATTGCAGATACCATTAACAATCAAGAAGGGAAATAGATGTTGATTCGTAAGGAAGACATTGAACACTATACCGTAAGAAAGAATAACTTCGAATCGATTGTACTGTGGTTAGAGAGAAACAATGTAATCTGTACTCCCTGTAGAAACAATCACTCTATTTGGATGATATTGTCAATAGACGACAAGGAAGAAGAAGCAGTAGCTTATTTAAGCGATACGATTGTCAAGATAGGCAATGACTTTAGAATCTACAGTGAGAAGGGATTTAGTATCTTCTTAGAGAAGAACAAGATTACTCTCTAATCTAACAATCCATAAACCTATATTATTAACGTGGAGTAAGCTGTTTATTCCATTACTATACTCTCTACATTTGCTCTCTTACTAGATTCACGTCTAGTAAGAGAGTGTTCTTTTTCATTAAGAGAGTATCCCCAATGTATATTCGAGATAAAGGATCTAAATCATGATTGAAAACGTTAAAGAATTCAAGGCTATTCAGTACTTATCCATTCAAGGTAATCCTGATGGTCTGTATACAGATTACAGTTACCCTAACTTAACAGAAGCTTTTTGTCAATTAACCGCACTGCTTATCGAAGCAGAATTGTCAGTGCTAGAGAAAGAGGCTGGTATAGAGGGAAAGGATTACGTTTCTTTCATTAAAGTAACGCCAGTGAAAATCGACGATAAGGTACATATTACCTTAGATGTTGCTTACCATGGTTACAGTGAAACAAAGCCTTCTGATGGTTTTGATTTACTGGCTAAGTACACTGTACTCTACGCCGTGATTGATGAACATGGTAATGTATTTACAAATTTCACTGAATCTAACAAGGAATTGGTTGATTTTGTCAATTCAGTAAAAGAAGGCTTACTTGCCTTAGAATCTAAATAAGGGAGCTAAACGATGACTAAGATGGACTTAGACAAAATGATTAGCACGTATGCCCAACGGGCTATCTTTCAATTAAAGATGAAAGTAAAACAAAACAAGCTACTGGGTAACATCGGGTATTTGGAATTCACTGACACCAGTAGTCAAGTAGATTATACTGAAGGTATTGTTAAAGCGGCGGTGATCATTACTGACGGCATCAATATCATCGATAACTTAAATGTTAAACTGGTGATTGAACAAGTCTACAAAAATGGTATCTTAAAGATCCCCAATGCGGTAAAAGAAGCGGCTCGTATTGAGAAGATGGTTAACAAGTGTATCAGTAAGATGCACAGTGAAAAAGACGTCACTTACCATGAAACGCTACCTTTCATTATCACCCAGTCTGTTCCTGGTTGTTCTAAATTACAAGGCAAGATACTCTTACCTAGTAAGGAGAGCGAGAAATGGAACATCAAGGCTATGTTATTTCATTTACTGAATAACCGCATTATTGGTTTGCTTTATGTTAACCATGACATGGTGGTAGGTAAAATTGAAGAAGCCGATTTCGGCTGGCGGGGAAATAACAAAAGTACCTTCTACTTGAATTGTAGTATCGACTACGAACTCAAGAAATGTAAGGTACGGATAGCCATCCCTTTTAACAAAGCAGAGCAAGGTGCCAGTCTCTATACATCAATGTTTCGTTTAGAAGAGATTGTGGCTGAGGTAGTAGGGCAATTAAGGAAACAAGTACCAGTTAATGTAGTGGAAAAGACCAGTGAGTCTAAACCCAATAAAGAGATAGCTACTAAAGAGACCGAGAAAGACGAGCGTTTCTTGATGAGCAATATCCTCCTTATTGAGGAAAGACCTAATGACAAAGTGTCTTTAGGTGCTACCTTAGCTGGTAATACCCATGATTCTATTCGCGTATTGATGAAATTATGGATGAAAACCAGTTTCACCAATCTACTCTTAATGAATCCGATTACAGCACCGGTAATAGACGATATCTGTTATAGTCTCTCTATTACCACCACTGAGAAGGATGGATACCTCGCTATAGGTAATATGGAAATTAAGGTAGCGTTGCCTGGCCTTAAAGAAATTGTGTATCGTGCTAAGGTTTATACCTTCGCTATGTTAAATGGATTGAAGTTCTATCCACAAACAGATGGAATGAACAAAGTAGTCCAAGTATTGGCTGACAAGATTAAGGAAAGAGAAAATGGAAAATAAAGAACTACCCATGGCTATTGACCAGTTACAAGAGAAGTTCTATCTACTGCGTGATAGTATCAACTCTCTGTTATTGGGTAAAGGCAAGGTGAATAATAAACCAGTTATTGAATGGGTGTCTATTCGACTGAAGTGGTATGGTGAAAACCAATTCACCTTAGAAACCTGTGTTAGACGTGAACCAGAGGATGATTTACCGAGAGCTAAGATAAACACCTACGAAGTCGAATACGTACGCAGTGCTAAGCACCCAGATGACTGGGTACTAGCTGATCCAGACATCGATGAAAAGATTGCCATCAACTGCTTTAACGATGCAGTAGCGGTATTCAGTGAAAGGTTGCTTGAAGAGGTACCGGTACAGCAAGCACCCGAAGTAGAGAAAGAAGAAAAGAATGACTTCTTTAAGAAATTCGATGTCTATCGCTGTGATGTCATTGATGAAGGTGTAGATTTCCCGTACTTACCTATAGTGGATTCTTACCTGAGTCTCGTTAGAACAACGGTTTGGGACAAACTACACAGAGCCACGATGGAAGCCGAATTATCCAAGATTACCAGAGGCACTGAATTGGATTATCTTAACTACGATGTAGAAACCAAGCTCGAAGACCATTTCCTTGACGAGAACGTATGTTGCTATAGCTATGGTATAGAAGTCGCCATCGGTTATAGAGATAAAATGTGCGCGATGGTAAGGGAGTACCGTGCTACTGTAGGCTATGTCTCTTTTAACGATGATAAGGTATCAATTGATCCAATTCCCTCTATCATGGTTAATATAGAGCGTTTCGTAAATGAAGTCGTTAAACACTTATCTCAATAAACCAACCCATTACACTAGTCCTACTCGGTGTAGGACTAGTGTAATGTATAATTGAAAAGGAATCACCATGGAAGAAAAAATATCAGAATCGGTACTTCGTACTTTAGCTAGCGAGTATTGTACCAAAGTAATGTCTAAATTGGTACAAGGTACCATTAACGAGAAACTGGACGTTCTCGAACTGGATGTCGTTAGACGTTTTAATGTCTCTGAAGGAGATGGTAATAAGTCAGTCAGTATCCACTTCACTATAGAGAGTGATGATGTGGAAGAAGTACTGGGCACAGTGAGTCGTTACCTAGATAACCAAGATGTTTATTGGGACGGCTCTTCATTCAGGATTAGAGACCACGATAATAAGGTCAATGCTGTAGTAGAAGACTTGAGAGAGAAGATCAACACTCTTTACAAAGAAAGGTACCAATCTGAATTTGAAACGGTGTCTAGCCTTAACATAGACCGTTCTAATGAAGATATTGAAGGTATGGATTTTCCAGATACCTTGACTTTACTCACCCATTCCTTAATGCTGAATGCCAAATCTAAGTTGGGTGATTTAGAGAAACAACACGGTATTACTGGTAAACGTAGTTTAATACTTTTAGCCAATCTTATCCTTGATTACGAAGTCGGTGTACAAGTTAACAATGGTGATAATACCAAGTTCTTAGAACTCAGTGTGGATTATCGTTTATTGGACAGCAATTCTAAGCCTGTATTGATAGTTAAGTACCGTGGTAATTACGGTGTTGTTTACCATGATGGCAAATGCCGACTAAGTCAGGAACAAGTTAACATTGATTTAGAAGACTTGATTCGTAAGGTTAAGAACGAACTGTTGATTAACCTCGATTAAAGGAAAGAAAGGGAAATGATTGATGTTGGGTTTATTTATTGACCCGTTTCTGGTGATTGTTAAGAAACGACATTTAGTGAGAAAACCAATTCTTGGGAGATGAAAATGAATGAAAATATTACTGATGTGATTTCTACTAGCTTTGAAGCAAAGCTCTTGAATGAAATCAGTCTTCGTGTAGTAAAAGGTTTGAAAGATGTAGTAGCACTACCAGATGAGTTTGCTGTAGAGCATTACTTGAAACCCACTAAATCCGGTGATAGCTTCCTTGTGGTGACTAAACTACATGGTGGTGAAAAACATGTTTTAGAAGCTTTCGTTAATGAACTCGAAGCATTGGAAGACAACGATGTCTTCGCTGTCACTAAAGAAGCCTTGGATTCTGTATCTTCCGCTATCGTTAAAGACCTGGTTGCTTACATTGGTGAAAACTTCAGTGAACTACTGAAGAAAAGTAGTCCATTTGACCGTGTACCTGACATACAGACCAGCGATATTTATTTCAGTGCATGCGAAGCCACCAATGCCGGTTGTCTAGAGAAAGCTTACACTGAGTTGGTTTGCTCTTCTCTGAAAGAGAACATGTTGGGTGCTATCCTCTCCAATACCCGTACGGAAGAGCTTTACGAAAGTGATGCTTTCCAGCTGGGTTTGGATGCTTCTATCGAAGTCGTGAGTAAAGAGGAAGGCTATAAAGAATACGTAGCCACTCTGAAAGCCCTTATTCGTGATAATAACACGGATAAAGAATGGATGGTAGAGCGTGAGTTTATCTTCGCTCGTATTACACCAAACCAAGAAGTGTTACTTAACGACAACATGCAATTGCAAGTAGAAGTCATTGGTGCTACGGTTAGTAAACATGTAGCTTCTCTATAATGAATATTACTCTACTGTACCCCATTACAGGGTACAGTAGAGGGTATTCTATATTAAGGATTATATTCAAATGAACGAAAGACAAAAGTTTGTTACGGAACAGATTCGTAACCTGGAACTAATTAACCAAGTAGACCGAAAGAGTTTTCTCGAACTCTTTATCGATGAATTTAGAAGTAAGTTCATTGGTTTTCTGAAAAGTGCTATTTACCACGAGTGCATGGGTGATGGCAGTATCTATACCACGGCACGCTTTATCGGTATCGATGACATCGAAGTAACGGTAGAATACCTACCAGGTAAAGAAGACCGTTTATTCGCTTACAAGAAAAGCGAAATCCTCGATTACTCTTATCTCGATTTATTACGTGAATTAGCTGACTTCGGTAATATTCGAGTCAATGACTCTATTGGTGCGCTAGCTAGACAAATGGCTGGTGATTTTGAACACAATGTTAAAGGATAATCAACATGGAAGCAAGTGGACTTACTATTGGTGTAGAAGAGAGAGACGAATTGGTTTCCTCTTTCGAAAAACAAGTATTCGGCTTTATCCTGAATGATAATGGTAAAGAAGATGTAAAGCAGTATATCAGAGAGAACCGCTGTGAAGTAGTTCATGCTTTCGATCACCGTAATGCCAACATCGCTGAATTAGATTTTAGACTCTTAAGTGAGTGTGAGAACGCCCTACTTGATCATGTAGTTATCGTTATTCATTTCATACCGGTAATCAATGCAACTAATGGTAGCTTGAAGTGGGTAGTTAAGGATGGGAATGATGTTGCTATTGATGTCGCTAATGACTTAGTGAAACAAATTGGCAATATCGTTTCTAAACCCGAAGAAGAAAACCCATTATTCCAACCACCTTACGATGTCAATACCACAATAGAAATGATGCAAGCTGGTGGTGAGTTACATCAAGGTGAACCCATTCCAGTAAACATTCCCAATGTAAGCACTGGAGAAGTAAGTTCTCCTATAGAAATACCATTTGGTCATGAGGAAGCCACGGCTACAGTAGAACCATTCATGCCTGAAGAGAAGGAAGATACGGGTTTCTTCAATGTACGATACTTCCATTCTTACGTGGATGATGTTGCTCTACACCGTGATTACCCTACTCTGCAAAAGGCTTATTTAGCCATGATTAAGCAGAACTACCACAGAATGGTAGAGGGGCTATCTGAAATACACGGTATTGCGAGGAAGCTCGATTCTCACGATTGGTTTATCGTCATTGATGTCGATATCGCTACCTTGACTCGTTTAGACAGAGCAATCATGATGCGTCTGGATGTTAAGTACCAGGTTGTTGACGATGACAATCTACCTAAACTGATTGTTGATTTTAAAGGCAATCTGGGTACAATTGAAGCCAATGGTCATGTAGAAATCAATGATACCGTGATTGCTAGCAGATTGGCTGAATTGGTTGGGAAGGTAAAATTAGAGCTCGACTCACTTCTGAAATAAGTCAATACTGTACTCTCTACCTATAGTAGGTAGAGAGTACAGCTATCTTTTTATATTCTTTTGGAGACATTAAGCAATGTTAGACACTAAACAACATGTGGATAAATTACTCCACCGCATTAGAACCAAGTTCATGGAGTATCTACCCAAGAAGTACAAAGAGATTGGTTCATTCGATTTCATCAATCTCACTGAAGAAAAGGATGATGTTGATCTTCTGGCTTATATGGTAAAGTTTAAACCAAAAGACGCCTATGGAAATGAGTATAAGGTAGCCTGGTCTTCAGAAATCCTTACTATCCCTAAATACGAAGGAGTTGAAGATGACTGGAAGAAGTGGTGTCTTTACCACACTGACCCCAGATTAGACCGTAAGTTAGAAGATACAGCTAGAATAACATCTAACCACTTTAAGAAAGCAGCTCTCGATCCTAAGAACAGAGAAGTCTTCTTTGCTGATAAGCTAGCCAGACGCAGAGCATTACGTTACGTAAAGGACAATCTCCGTTACTTCCAACCCATGAACTTCGAAATAGAACTCAATAACCATGATGAGGATATCGACCACCAACAGTTCCCTTGTTGGGATTTCGTTGTTCTTAGAACAAAGCAACGAGAGTTCTTGGCTGCCTCCAGAACAAATAAAGGGGCTGGGGTTAAGCCAAGTGATAGTACATTGAATAAAGTCATTGGTGACCTTACTGAACAGCTCTTGAGAAGAGATGTAAGGCTAGTAGCTGAGCGTTTTGAGAGAAAGTTCTACAAGCTGTGGAAATACTTATCCCACAAAGTCACTTATCTGCCAGCTGAAATCTTCATTAATACTCACTGGGATAACTATAACATGGCTACTGAATCACTTAAAGTAGAACTGAGATTAGTTAATCCTTTCGAGGAAGATGATCTCTTTAATTGCTGCACCCATGTACCAGTAAGACATGCACGTCATGAAATCGTTACTGGTAAGAGAAGTGATGCTTTCCACAATAGTGTACGTCACTTAGCTATCCAGTTATTCGAGTTCTGTAAGTCTAAAGGCTGGGTAGCTGATAAAGTAGAGGTGAAGAAAGGTGACATTACCGGTGGTAAGAAAGGTGTCTCTTTACCCTTCCATGTACATGAGAAAGACTTATCTAGTCATGACTGCAGTGAAGGTAAAGCATTTATCGCTAGTACCGATACTGGTCCAGAGGAAACTAAAAAGACCTTCACTGGGTACATGCCTTCTATTGTTCCGGTAATGGAAGCACTATTGGGTAATGATAAATCCTATTTTGATAAGGAATCCAAAGTGAATACGAAGTCCAGGTTTCAAAATGTCAAGTATTTAAACGTGGCTAAGAGAGAACCTATTGATATCAAACACCTGAAATACCGAGCAGGCTTGCTTGATGCCATTAAAGAGGAGTACTCTTTTGCTGTAGCTAACCACATCGAAGCTTATTTAGCTATACGTGATTTACATGCTAAAGCTGACTTAAGTAATAAGGTCATTATTACCAATACTGAAGCCCATTCAGTAGAAGTAGACCGCAATACTGTAGTCGAAGTGAGGGCCACTATTCAAGTGAAGGATAGGGAAACCGGTGAAAAAGCATTAATCTTGAAATTCGTGGCTCCTTATGCCGAAATACAGGAATCTCCACTAGGTGTTTCCACTAAAGTATACAGCAACCGACAGAAGTATTATGTGCAGTTAGATGAAGTACTAAACGAACTGTACAATGAATTGAAAGCCGGTATTGCTTAAATGCAATATACACTCTACTCTCCTTCCTTTAACAGAAAGGAGAGTAGGGTTTTGCAATTTAGAAAAATAGAGGTATCTACGAAGTACAGTGAGTAATTTAAATTCTATTTAAATTAAGAACTATATCACTTTAGTGTAGTTGGTTGTGTGAAACATTTTTATAATCTACAGAAAGGAAAGCCACTAAGCCTCGGTGCTTAGTCCTCTAATAGAGGAATATTCTTTATTAACTCCAGAAAGGAAGCAGTAATGAAGTACATTAAGTTAATCTTTTTATCATTGTTATTCATCTTACCTGTCTATACCAGTGCCCACTATACTGGGCGTGTTATGGATCACTTAGCTCGTAGTGATGGTAAGATTAATGCTGATCCACTAGGTGATTTCATTAACCGTAGGAATGCTCGAGCTAATTCAGCTCACCAGGCAAATCGTGATCGTTTGGGTGAATTTATCAGTAGACGTGGTTTAGTTAAACCACAAAGAACAAGAACGTCGAGACAGCAACATTCTCACTCTATTGCTAATAACCAAACCAATACACGTGATGTACTAGGTGAATTGATTGCTAAACGAGCAGAAACCACTACCCAACAAGTCACTCAATCTGCACCAGTAGCCAGAACAGCTATACAGAATTTAGGTAATTACAATCGAGAAGTCTATTCTCTTGCTTTAATGATGTATCATGAGTGCTACTCGTGTGGCACTGTGGGAATGACTCATGTAGCTAATGCTACCTTGAATCGTGTCAATAACCCAGAGTTCCCTAATACTGTATACGCTGTTATTTCTCAACGTGGACAATACCAGTGGTTCCATAACCACCGTCTACGTGGTAAGAATGTGTTTAGTCCAGTGAAGTTCCCTGAAGTAATGGAATTGGCTAGACGCATTTACAATTCCCATTTAAATGGTACTCGCCATGATACCACGAATGGGGCTATCTTCTTTTCCTCTAATGGCGTTAGACCAGCACCACGTGCAGTCAACCCAGTGAGATTAGCTGGACACACGTTCTATCGTTTACGTCCACTTCACCGTAATCGTGATATCTAGTATCCGTTTACTCTTTTAAAGTAGCGATATCGCTACACTAATGTTTATCTTTTTATAAAGGAATCTAAAATGCAAAACGTATCAAATCCCACCATCGCTTCCAACCGTATCAAGGCTAAAGCGATTAATCACCAAAAACAGAAAGAAGCGACTACAGAAGACAAGCTTCCCATTTACGAGACCATGGCTCATGGCTCCGTAGTGAATGGGGCTACCGCTCTGTATCGCTCTTTCTACTACCTGATTCTCAGTGTAGTATTGGCCTTCCTCTTGGTTGTAGAAGTATTAACCAAGATGGTGCGTGGTGTCTGTGTAGGCATTGCTTTTCTCTGTTCGGAATTTAATACATACTTCGCTCACGCTAAAGAGCACAAACCTAAACTCTACATCTTTAGCTGTATTGTAGTAGGTTTACTCTCCATGTTTATCATCTCTCTTTCTCTCTTACTTTTCTCTTCTATTAAGTAGAAGAACATAAACACTATCCTACTCTCTCTACCTCATTCAGGGGTAGAGAGAGTAGTAAGACCTAGTGTAGAAAGGAAGGACCTTTATGTGTTATCATTAGGCAAAGAGTCAATGGAAAAACTCAATAAGCGTATCCACGAAAATACTCAATTGAGAATGGAAATTGAACTCCTAAAAGATGCTATCCGTAATGGAAGAAGCATCGCTAATGTTTCGGACAAAGCTCTGAAACTGTTTGGTTTGATTTAAACCATCCGTTAAGCCCACTGCCTTTCAAATTAGAAGGGTGGTGGGCTATCTATTTTACTGGTCTTCTTTTTTAGTCAAAGTACGTCTGTTCTAGCTATGAATGTACTTTTCCTCTCGTCTATACGGGTGGAATTAAACATTTATTTAACGTTAAATAATTGCTTTTCCAATTTTCTATTTTGTAGAGGTACGTGATATGTCATTAGTACATGAAACTGAATCTACTACCGTACTGGCTAGTGCTGCTTTTCTGGTAAGCACTTTCTCCATGAATCTGGTGAATACCGTCATTGGTACTGTGGTAGAGAGAGATGGTGATTTACTCACTACTGATGTAGTCGAGGAGATGGCTCTCTCTGATTTGCAAAAACGAATCGTCTCTAAAGTGGAGGCCTAAACATGTTTGATCAAAAACTACTCCATTTGTCCAATGAGGTGGTGAAAAACACCATGTTGCCGAATAAGAAACTTCGTGCTAAACCTGGTACCCCTCTGGACTATATTGTCAATTCTGTTCTGCCTGCTGAAGCAGAACTCAATACTGAGTCTCTCAATCAGGCACTCAGTTGTGTCATCGACAAGAGCAATGCTCCTTTCTCTTTCACTGGTTCTAAAGTACTGCATGTAGTACTGGACCAAATCGATGACCAATACATCAAACCCTTGCGTCAGCAGCTGAAGTTTACTCGTAATACGGTTAATCCTGTTATTCGGGATGCAGTAAAACGAGTAGAAACTATCCTGAGTGAGCGTAGTGTACCGAATACCAGCTTTACTCTACACAAAATCAATGTACCAGATTTCGTGTACGGTCGTCTATTGAATTACGTTGAAGGTTTTGCTGTTAGTCTAACAGCTGGTCAACAAGGTCCTGCTTTCAAACCCACTCTGTCTCACGTAGACGCTAATGAGATTGCTCAATTGTGTCAATCTGATTTCGAAGATGTCAACGAAGGTATTCTTCAGTTGGCAGAAGAGTGGAAAGCCATTGAAGGTACTGACCTCTTTAATGCAGTATTCACTAACTTCTTGTTGGCACCCAACCATGTTGTTGCCCAAATGATGCCTTCTCACCGTAACTTCATGCAAGCTATTGTGGCTTTCTTGGTAGCAGACAAACTGGTAAAAGAGCCAATTGCTTCCATGAACATCAGTAATGAAAACCTGAATGTTTGGGGTGCGTTCTTCCGCAATGCTTGTGCCCGCATCATTAAGCTTTACCTCAGTATGTTCAGTTCTGCAGTACGTACTAAAACCTTGATTCGTACGGTAGATAAAGAAAACAAAGTCATCGAAGTTTACGCTCCGGTATACGATGAATTCGACTCTACTGAAAAAGCAGATATCCTGATGGGTATCCTGCACTCTAATACCCCGAATAGCTTCAAGTCATTGGAAGCAGTAGTAGAGAATTCAGAAGTACTGGTCAATCGTGGTAAGGTAGCGGCTGAGCTATCAGTACGTACTGACAAAAACCGTTTGGCTACTCGTTACAACGATGTCATTTTGCAAGTGATTATCCAATTGGTAGAAGAAGCCAAAGCAAGTGACGAGAACAGTGACTTGAGAAGTTTCATTGATACCACTAAACCGGCATTTGAGTATCGCCCGATTGTAAATAAGTATCTCAATGATGCTTATCCTGGTAACAGTATCCTGAAAACAGACTTACGTTTGGTGATTGCTGAAGTGGTTTGTCACTGCTTCTTCAAGGACACCATGGCTTCAGTTATCCTGAAGCGTTTGATTGAAGTAGAGGTAGAAAGACCTGATGCTTCTCCTGCTGCTATTGTTTCTATCGGTCTAATTTCCATGTTGACTGAGTGGGTAGCAGGACAAATCGAATTGGTGGATTGCTGATTACAGAAGGATAGATTACCATGAGTATTCGAGACGGGAATAAGATTAAAGACATCTTGAAAGTAGTCGGTAACCAAGTGATTACCACTAAAGGGTGTAAGATATCTTTTCCAGTAAGATACGAAATGGTCGGCTTAGCCTCAGTAGGTTCCGAGACTTCATTTCTTGGGGTCTTTAAAATTGAGACTTTGGATGGTAGCTATTACGGGATTCATTCCTGTATTGCTAAACTCCATTCTGTTCCTGATTCAGTAGAAACCATTAAGGTAGATGATGTACCCTATTACGAATTGACTTATCAACCAGGCTCTGTGGTGATTGAAGACATCAATCTACTCCAGGACAACAAACTGATTGATAAAGTGTATCGAGAATTCGTTTCTCGTGGTAGGGTACCTGCCTTTATGTCTTATCCTGATGTGTGTCGGATATTCTCGACAGCTAAAGAGTATGCTGGTGCCTCTGTAGGGGATTCCTACGAGGCATTGGCTATTCCTTTCAGTATTATTGCCCGTAATCCCGATGATTACAATCAATACTACCGTGAAATCACGAATGAAGTAGACATTGAGAAAGTAAAACCTGTCTATGTACCGGCCAGTAGTGTAAACTTTGCTGCTTCCAGTACACTGACTAAGATTACTGGTGCTTACTTCTACGACGGGGTAGTGTCGGCAATTAATAATCCGACAGACAGAACAGAAATGCTTGACCATGTGTTGAGATACTAAGTACTTAGGTACTAATGAAAGTTTTTGAAAATGAGTGAAAATTTTGTTTATCGGTGTACCCGATTAGACGGTACGGGTAAGCAAGGTATTCTAACACCTGATGACAATGGTTTCTACACCATTTGCGTAGGTGCATTAGACCATGCTTCCAAGAACGTAGACCAAAGAGGACAACCTACTTATTATTCATCCCACGGGGCAGAGCGTTTCTTTGCTCCTGGTACCATGTTTAACAACCGCATTCAAGGTGGTTTTGTTAAATGCGAGTATGGTCACCCTGAACGTGAACCAGGCATGAATGACATGCAGTTCTTAGAACGAAACCTAGTGATTCGTGAAAAGAATGTCTGTGCGGTTATTGGTGCTCTTTGGTTAGTAAGAGACTATATTGACCCATTGACCGGTGAGAAATGCATCGGTATTATGGCTAAAATTAAACCGACTGGACCTTATGGTAAGTACTTAGAAGATGACTTACGTACTAAAGGAATGAATGTTTGTTTCTCTATTCGTTCCTTAACCTCTTGGAAAACCATCAATGGTCGTAAGTGCAAGATACTGCACACGGTGATTACATTCGATTATGTCAATGAGCCAGGTATTACTTGTGCTGAAAAACTGGTTTCTCCTTCTTTAGAATCCAGTACTCCTGATGTAAAAGCATTGGGTATTGAAGCTGAAGTCGGTATGGACGTGATGGTATCTAACCATTCCATTAACCAGTTACTGAGTAAATCAGCTACAGGTGCCCTGTCTTTAGAGAGCAATTCAAGAGAGATGTTGGTAGAAGCCAAATCTAATTTAGAAGGTTTAGAGAGAAAAGAGAGAAAAATCAGTAAAGCTTTCACCTTCTAATCAATAGGAGGTGATAAGATGATTATCGACCCTAGTCTTTCTGAAGAAATGAATCTCCTGTTACACATCAACGAAGTAACAGAATTCCCTTTTGAATTATCGGATTTGGTATTTGGTATTCCCAGGAGTACACTACCACAACCCAACAAACTCACTGAGAGAATGTTTGATTCCTTCTCTCTAGAAGCTAAGAACTCCGAAGTACTGGTGAGTGCTTCACCGACTTCTAAACTCTATAAAGACAGCAACTTCGTTAAACCGTATAGAAGAGTCCATATCGGTGCTCAGTGGTTACTCTCTTTAAGGAATAACCCGACTATTGAGAAGATAGACGATAGAATCGTCGTCTTTACCAATAGCTGGATTCATGACAACCCCACTATGGAGGAAGTCAATGAAACCTTAAAGAAAGTCACGAAGTACAGAATGGAATCCCTTACCGTAGAAGTACTGGACTATACCAATAACCGATATAACCTGGATACAGGTAAGATTAGAATTAAACCCGTTCGTAACAGTTTACTCTACATTGGTAGTTTAGAGATTGATGTGGTCTATAAACCCATTTCATTCATGCCTAAATACTTACCTGGATTTGTGGATTATAAGTAGTCTATTGATACTATTCCTACTCTACCTCACTCAGGGGTAGAGTAGGAATATTCATTATTCGTTCGCTAGGGTACCTAGATTGATTCTAGATTGCGTTTATACCTATTAGGTAGGTTACCCTATTACTATTAGTCTTAATCTCTTTATACGCGCTTCCTATCCCGTTCTACGAACGTTATAGGTACGCTTGTGTACTAGCGTAGAAACTAATTCTAGCCCACTCTACGAGTGCTCTAGGACTTTACAGAGTAAAGGACTAGCAATACCCCTTAGTTTCCTAACCAATCTAAAAATATTCAAGTCTATATCATTACAATGAGAATAAGGATTATAACTCCTGACTTCTCTGTTTACTTAAGGTAAAATAAGATAGTGTAGCTACACTTACTTTACTGCTTTTTCATTTTTCTTATATAAGGAAACTAAAACATGTCAATTAAAGAAAACACCGAAGCCCTGGCGAAGATTCTCGAAAAAGAGATTACTTTCAACGCTGATAAACAGCAGCTCGAAACCACCAAAGAAGCCATCGACAAAGCTATTGAGCATTTCGGTGCCAATGGCCTGAATGTTTCTAAGAAACAGCTCGATGATGCCGCTAAAGCTCGTCGTCAGTTCATTGCCGCTACTGGTCTGGCTACCGGCAATGTAGCCATCGATACCATGGCTAAGAAAGCCAACAAAGACATCAAGGCTTTGTCCGCTACCTGGAACTTCGCTAAAGGTGAAGATATCGAACACACTGTGGTTCGTGAATTCGAAGCCCGCATTCCTCCTCGTGAAAAAGGCGGTGAAGCTTCTATCGTCGTGAAGAAAGGTCGTTTGGAAACTACCTTGAACATCCAAGGCTCCAAAACCAAATCCGGCGAATTGAAAGCCATCCGTGATGCAATCGGTACTCACGCCGAGGAAAAACTGTAATCTCTCAAGTGCACTCTCTACTGCTTCCTTGTGGGCAGTAGAGAGTATCATTCGTTTATGGTGTTATCATGAGCAACAAACCCAGAAGAGTAACAGGAGCTAAAACTGCTACTCACCTTACCTTCCCTAAAGAATTCATGTGGTTTACTTATCGCTTTAAAGCTAAAGTGAAAACACCAGATGGAATGCTTGTGAATGGGATTGACTATTTTAACAGGAGTAAAGACAATGATTCAGCAACAAAACCAGACCCCTTTGAAGACAGTGTTGTATAGGGTAGAAACCGTATTCAATACCAATGATGGGAATACCAATACCTATATTGATGTCCCAGTAGAAAGCTTCTTCTTCGACAAGAAAGAAGAGCTTGATGCTCTATTAGAACAACACGGTGAGTTTACCCGTAAGATGACCGCTCGTTCTTGGAAGAAATACGAGGGCGAAGCGAAACCCATTAACGTGGAAATCGTTTGCTTGCGTGGTCAAGAAGTCACTAAGCACAATGAACTGATGAAAAAGATTCAGGGTTTGATGAACCTGATTCTGGAGAAAGAAGAGTCTCTCGGTGTAGACCCTGCTTACAACATCAGTAGCCGTAGCTATACACCGAAAACCTATAAAGACTAAATCAGTCTTTATACTCTCTATTTAACGTAGTACTGTAATAGTGCTACACTAATGTAAAAGGATTAGATTATGCCTCTATTTAAACTTAAACGTCGCTATGGTAATGGTAATACAAAAGAGGAGATTGAGCAAAGTGCTCCTCTTAAAGTGAAAGTCACTCAAGACTTTAAACTGATTAAGCTGACCGATACGAATGATAAAGTCGTATTCGTTAATGCAGCTAAAATCGTTGCTATCCATTCTAACAAGCATTCGGTTACTGACTTCGGTACCCGTATTGACTTGGATACCAATAATCCTTACGAAGTCTTCGTAAAGGAATCAGCTGAAGAAGTAGTGAAGCTGATTGAGGAAGGTACCCCTAGTGGTTTTGTAGAGATGGGTGTAATGGAAGATAGCGTGGAAGGACATGGGAATGGTAATTGAATATCAAGCTTATATTCTCCCACCTAAGGAAGACGGTAAAATCTCTACCTCTAAAGCACAGGTAGAGTACAGTGACAATGCTTACTACGCTGATAAGAAGAATAAAGAAGAATTAAGGAAGATTCTCGATAATCACCCTTTCTTCTATCTGGATTCTCTTTTAGGTAGTGAAAAGCATGGTTTCGTATTAGGTGTTCGTAGTGGTATCCGTACTACTGAAGAAACCTTAGAAATGTACTTAAAGGACCTATTGACTCGCTTGACTGTAAAAGAGTCTTGTGAAAACAAAGGTGCTGAAGTCATCTACCGTATTGCTTATCAATAAGCTGAATGATTACTACTCTCTACTCCATTTAGGGGTAGAGAGTAGTAGTGTACCCATGTCTTTTATTTTAATTCGTTTACTCTTGAGCGATAGCGAAACAGTGGAGATTCTTTAGAATCAACGCTAGGGTACCTAGGAGCGTTGTATATTGAGTTTATAGTACTAAGGTAGGTAACCATACCAACTAGTGCCTAGATTGAATCCTAGAGCGTTCTGGAGCGATTCTAGTCCGTTCTACGGACGCTCTAGGACTTTACGTAGTAAAGGACTAGTAATATTGAATAAAGCAGAAAAAAGCATTACTCTCTACCTCCACTGAAGGAAGCAGAGAGTAATGTAGTCTTTAGGAGAAATAATGAAAAATAATGAAGCAAGAATTGCGAGGCTAATCGCGTCTGGGTGTTGCAGGTGTTACAGCATTACGAACTGAAGAATGAGCTTAAGGATCGGTTTTGCAAGCCTGTTTCCAACAGTTCAGGGAGAATACTCCAATTCGCAATACTCTACGGACTCTATAGCCTAAGTACTGCTCGACGAAAAGACAGTAAGTAGACTAGTGAATCCTTTAGATAGATTTTAAAGTGTCTTACCACTGTTTACTTACCAGAGGGTCTGTTAAGTAAGGGATTATGGATGTCCTAATGGATTTTCGTACCACCCTAGCTTTCACTAGGCCACGAGAGCTAGCTAGGCTCTATTCAGTATGTGGTTGTGGTCTGGACTGTATCTTCACCCACAGCTGTCGCCGGCGGGTTTGCCGGTCTGTTACGGGTGCCAGGAGCGCCTACCGCGCATTCGACGCAGATAGAGGTGATTAGTATAGCTAAGTGCGTATTCGTGGGCCGGAATACCTACCGAATATCGTAATCATCTTAGCCAGCTCGTATAGTAATACTAATCACACAAGTCTCTGAACCTGTCTCTTAGTTTCCGGAACTGAAGAGAATCGGCTGCTGATTGACCACATATCTCTTTCTTTTTCAAGCATTCACGCTCACCGTTTCCAGTCACGTTGTAGCAGAAAGAGCTTTAGGTTATTCCAGCAATTTCCCTGGTTCTCATTTCTAGCTTTCACTAGAACGACTCTCGATATGCTTACGTTTAGCACATACTCGCAAGCTTTACAAAAGTAATCCATTAGGACATAGAAGAGAAACCCCTTTCAGTTATCCTAGCTAGGCACACTCCCCTTAAATAGCTTAGCATCCAGTTGGGTTTGGAGTCGAATGGATGATTTCAGAAGGATACATACTACTTAGGGTATTTGAGATTCGCAGGACTGTGAGGTTTCTCAGAATAGTATATACCACTCGGATTAATTGCTTAGTCTCGGTAAATCTAAAGGAATATAGGGCTATATCATTAAATTGAATAACAAGCGGTTATTCTTTTATTCTAAAGGGAATTGAAAACATGGTTATTGTATTCTACATCGTTTTATTGGTGGTATTGGTTTTATTCATTATTGGTGTGCTCTCTGCTATTGATATCTACAAACAGAGAAAGAGTGGAGTGATCCCTTTCGTAGAGACACGCAGTAGTAAAACAGACAGAACAGTAGAGTATTACTATCACCTCTACTACAATCTCATTTACCAAAAGCTCTTTTACTTGAGAGAGAACAAGCAATTTCATCGTCACTACACCAGAAAACACCTAATGACTATCTTGGTAGAAGAAGACAAAAGAATCATGAAACTAAGACGCCGTATTGATCGAGAAATCTATTATCGTGCTCTGAGTAATGGATTTAAGAACAATATAGCGGCTATAGAGCAAGCGTGTCGCTCATTCAGGATAGCCGATAGTGATTATACCTATCTGGTAATTGTACCTGAATTACTGGTTGACTTTGAAAATGAATTAAATGAAATCTTTGTTTAGTGCTGTGGTAGGGGAGCGATTCCTCTACTGCAGTGTTTCAGTACTCTACGTGAGGTAGAGTCTCACCCTCCATTAGTACGTGATGTACTGATAGAGATTTAATCCAATGTAGAAAGGAAGTAGTAAGATGTCTAAGAAACAGGTAATCACTTACGAGATGGTGGAAGAAAGCATTAGGAATGGGGAGAAAACCTATCCTACTTGGTTGATTCAGTTGTTTAAACTGGTAGAAAGACTGTCTTCTGTTAGTATTAAAGCCGCTATGGAAGATAAGGCTATCGCCACTAATGTGGATTACAAGCTGTTCTATTGCAAAGTACTCCATGTCTTGGATAAGTCAGTATCGGCTACAGTACGTGATATTGTAGCTGAACACTACTCTTTGTTTACTGACCGTAAAGTACCTGCTTCAGCCGGTGAAATCAAGCATTACAAGAAAGGGAATGAAATCACTACCACGAGTATTGAGATCACTTTCCCTGAGAAAGTAGAAGTAGATTTCCTACCACAACCCGTGAAGGAAATTCGTTTTATATTCGTAGACAGAACCGAGGGATTGTCATGATTAAGAAAATGGTAATGAAACTGACCCGTACTAATGGTGAACCGGTATTGGTGAACTTCGATAACGTGCTCTTTGTAGAGAGGGCAGATGACAGTGAAGTTGGTAGTGTTATTCGATTCAATATAGCCGCTGATGCACCTTTTGCCACCAATAAGGTTCGGGTAAAAGAAAGCCTTAGTGATATCGAATACAAGTTAACCATGTAAAATAAACTAAAAACTAAAATATAGAGCCTCTCCTACTACCCGTCGCTTGGGTAGTAGGAGAGATTAGTCTTTGTTTAAAAGCAAAGTGCTCTAAGAGAGGAGGTAGCTTTACTCTTTACAGAGTACGCTGCCTCTTCTAGTAAGAAGAGGTAAATCCAAATGTCTAGACAATCTAGATTAGACCAGTTTCTCATTTCCAAGGGATTGGTCACTGTACCAGATGTAAGTAATCGGGTACAGAATAGGGTAGGCACTACTACCCCAAACAGATTGAATTCACTGCTTCTCAACTATGTTAAGTAGTGGTGAATAAATCTGCAGTATAATAGCGTCAGGTTATCTCTTACGAGGTAGCCTGACTATCTATCGCATTTACCTCTTTTTTGGATTTAATAGGCTAAATAGCGCAGGCCCCACCATCACAACCCATACTTTCCAATACATTGGATTCCTTCTGTCCATCTCTAATATTGCAGTAGTAGATGGTCTTAATACCCAAAGAGTAGGCTTTTAGAATATCCTTCATCATCTGGGCTACCGGAATCTGTCTATTTGGATACTTAGCTGGGTCGTAATTAAGATTAGTGGAAATGGCTTGGTCAATCCACATCTGCATAACGGCACTGATATTCAGTGTAGCATCGTTATTCTGTAAAGACCACATAGTCGTGTAGAAGTCTTTATAGAGTTCGTAATCAGGTACCAATTGTTTAGTAGCACCGTCTTTATTGGCTTTAATGGACAATAAAGCTCTGGGTGGCTCAATACCATTGGTAGAGTGGGTGACTAGGCTGCTAGCCTCAATCGGAGCTTGAGTCAAGAGCGTAGAGTTTCTTAAACCAAATGATACGATGTCTTTACGTAGAGTTTCCCAGTCTAGGGTACGCTCACGAGTCACGAGAGAGCGAGCTCTTTCATTGGCTCTATCCTGAGGCAAGATACCTTGCTGCCATGTGGTGTCGTCTAACCATTCAGCCTTACCTTTCTCTTTAGCCAGCTGATTAGAAGCTTTTAAGCAATAGTAGGCTAATGCCTCCATCCATTCATCGAGCTTATTGAGAAACTCAGGTGATTCGTACCTTAGTTTCAGTTTAGCAGCTAAACCGGCTAAGTTAGTAGTAGAAATACCTAGACTTCTTCTCTTCAATGCACCTTCACGAGCTTGTTCCACCGGATAGTCTTGGTAAGAGAGCAAAGCATCTAAGCTACGTACTGCTGAGGTACAGGTTTCCTCTAAATCACCATGATTGAGTTTACCTTGCTCATCGTAGAACTTATAGCAGTTAATGGCACTTAAAGTACAGAGTGCAATCTCACCTTCACTGGTTTTTTCAGGTGTTTGTAAAGGCTTAGTCGGAAGCGCTATCTCATTGCATTGACCAGTTCTAATACCATTAAACACCACTGAATTGCGTTTAGGTTCAGTTAAGCAATAGGTATCATGTAGACCTTCCACTTCTTCGATAGAGGTAATCCAGTACAAGGTATTGTCTTCTCGTTTACCATTGATTACTGGGAATTCGTGTTTCTGGATAACGTTACCTACTTCTAGGTCTTTTGTTTCTACCTTAATCACTTCGTTCTTATCTACAGATTGCTCAGTAGCGTTTTTGTAGATAAACCATTTGTGGTAAGCGGTACACTCTAGAGACTTACCGTTACTTACGGTAACACGATAGAGTTTCTGGTTAGTGTTGGTTTTAACGAATTCTACGTTCTCACTCCATTCGAAACCATTCCACACCGTGAACTTCTTACCTACGTTCTCACCAATGACTTTATAGCCTTCACTGGTCAGTACTTCGGTATTGCCCCTAACACAGAGGTTGCTACTGTAGATAGGGGCTTTCTCTGGAATGAAAGGGGTATTGATGTTCATGATGTCTACGTTGTTAACGTAGATGCGTCCGGTAGACATGCGTTCAATACAGATTTGGGTAAAGAGCTCTTTAGCTGATACTTTCTTTTTACGAATCGTATTGTCAGCTACGTATTGGTTGTAGAGCTCTTCGAATGCTTTCTGGTCAGCGAAGAAGGCTTCGTATAGACCAGGTACATCGGAAGGAGAGAACAGATAGTAATCATTGTTCTCTTTACTACGAGCTTTCTCGTAGAAGTGTTTATTCAATTGTACTGCGTAGTCAACATCTCGTGCACGGGTATTCTCAGTACCCTTATTGTTTTTCAATACAAGCATGTCTTCTACTTCTAGATGCCATACGGGGTAGTAGAGTGTCGCACTACCCTTTCTTAAATTCATTGGTATTCGATATTACTCGTTAGGTAATACCCTGTCTTACACTAGACAGCCCTATATCGCTATAGGGATTGGACTATATCTTCTCCTTCAGCATTATCTGTTAAGGCTTCTGTTACGAAGGATACATAGAGGTTTATGGCAATAACCACTGTATCAGTTCCCTGTTTCCCGTTCACTTGAACAGTACGTCTTTCGACTAGTCTCTGCACTCGCCTTATTAGGCTAGCTACTGATTGTCTATTAAAATAGAGTTTCCAGTAATTAAGGGAATGTCTTTAACTTAGTATTTCTACTAAGCTGGGCAATTTACTTTCTGTTTACCCTGGTTGCAGCTGTTCACTGCTGCTTCGAATAACTTGATGTAGGAAACAATCCCTGTGTGGGTAGCTTCCCCATTTCTAATCTTGGAGCCTTTAGCTCGAATCTTACCAATATTTAAACCAATACCAGCTCGCCTAGCAATGTATTTTACAATCGCATTAGACGCCGCATTGATGCCATCCAGAGAGTCTTCTGGAGACAGGATCACGCAACTACTATACTGTTTTGTAATGGTTCTTACCCCTGCGATGATAGGGGAAGGTAGGGTCAATTTCAATTGAGATAGCTTGTCGTACATCTGCTTGACTTGCTGCATTCTATTATTGGTTTCATTAGCAAACAAGTACATTGGCACCAGCATGAAGATAAACTGTGGGGTTTCTAGAGGGATATTGCCTTCTCTATCCTTAACACAGTACTTGTTCATGATTTGGCTAAAGCCAGCATAACGAATCAAGTCGTCTCTTGAATGGTCAATGTAATCATTCAATTCGTTAATCTCTTCTTCGCTATAATGGTTTAAGATGTCCTGATCGTAACGACCTAAGGAAATCAGTTTGTGAATGTGTGCGTTTAGGTGTGGTGGTGTATACTGGCTATAAGCCTGTTTTCTCATTTGGTAGCTCAATAGCCTGGCTGCCATGATTTCGTAATCAGGTGATTCCTCCTCAATTAGGTCAGCAGCTGATTTGATTAGCATGTCGTGGATATCTTTAGTCGAGATACCGGTGAAGAACTGTAGTCTGGCATTCATTTCTACCTGGGAGGTAGAGACATTCAATCCTTCGGATGCAAAAGCCAAGACACGAGAGACTTTACTGATGTCTAAGGGTTCGAAATGACCTTCTCTTTTCTTGACTTTAATTAATTCTTCGTTAACCACTCTGGGCTCCTTTAGAGTAAACTCTATTATGTTGTAGATTAGAAACTATTACTCGAAAAAGTGAGTAACTCCGTAAAGCTTTAAAGCATAGAAATGATAGATACCTCTCCTCTCTACCCTAGTCGATTTAGGGAGAGAGGAGGTGTAGGTATTCTTATGGTTTTGTTACTATCTTATCGTAGACTTCATCAGGAGTAAGGGTAGTGAGGAAACTCACCTGTTGCTCATTGACATAAGCCGTGGTGAGGATATTGGTTACCCCTTCTGCTATTGGGTAAGCACCCACTACGTAGTTGAGGTTAACGACTGCTTTACCTCCACCTGAGAGCGGGATAATAATGATGTTTTGTTTCATTGTTCTAAGCTTCCTTGATTAGATTGTAGATTTGTTCTGGTGTTTCAATCACACAGATTCTATCATTGTGGCTTCTACCTGCCAGATGGATTAAGCTGCAGTCTACTGAGCGATGGTCATTGGAGAAGACCTCACCCAGTGTTTCTGGTATAGTCTGTACCGTAAAGTGCTTAAATCTAAACTCTACATCAATAATGCGGGAAGCATTGATTAGACGAGGTTTTAGTGAATAGATAGGTGCAGTCTTATCTACCAGACTTTTTCTAGTGAACAATACCTCATTGACTAAGATAAGCTTAGTACCGTTATTATAACGTTTCTTTTCTTGTTGAGATTGAGACATGGTTAGGTTTCCTAGTTATAGATTAATCGAAGAGTGAGAAGATAGATTCCGCTACTGCATAACCTACACCAGTTAGAGTGTCGCCTACACTACTGAAGTTTACACTGGCTACAGCAGGTACTAGATTACTGGCTCCTTTAGCAGCCATTAAGGCATTACCACTACAGAGACCTACTACCATCTCAACCATACCCCAACCCATAGCTGCCGTACCGGCAACATCCATGGTTTTCTTTAATGTGTCGTTCTCAATGTATTCGGAAGCATTACAAAGACTGCTACCTAAATTCAATACACGATAACCTAATGAAAATGAACTCATTGTAAAATCCCCTTATCAAGATTTTGAAAAATAGAAAATAGAAATAGAAAGCAGTGTTGCTCTCAAACCACTGACCAGTGCTCTAGTACTATTATCTACCATTTCTGTAATGAAGAGATTAAACAAATACAAAAAGAGAATACTCCTTACTCCCCACTGAAGAGGAGTAAGGAGTAGTGTCTCTATACGGTATTACAATTACAGCTCGATGTCGTCCATGGCTTCTATATCCGCTTCACTGATGTTACCATCAGGAGAGAGGACATAAGAGGTCATCTCAGTCTCTTGTGGAGTGACCTGTACAGCATCACTATTAAACCAATGTTTAATCCAAGGATAAGGATTATTAGGTTTACCAAACATGGGTTCTAAACCTGCTTGGGTGATGTTAAAGTCAATCAGGTATTCCAAGTACTGGATAGAAGTAGCCTCATTGATACCAATAATAGCACCATCTTTAAACAAGTGTTTAGCCCACGCTTTCTCTTGCTCGTAGGTCTCTAATACGATCTGCTTAAAGGTAGGGATAAGCTCTTGGTAGTAATCTTGGTAATCTTTACCCTCTTTACCGCTTCTCAATATCTCCAACATACGGAGTGAGAAACTAGCATGAATAGATTCATCTACCCATCATGCTTACTGTATTTATCTACGTTCGTTAGACGTAAATCTCCCCACTAGAGGGAGCCCTATATCGCTATAGGGGTTAGACCATATCACGTACTCCAGATAAGAGGAGCACCACCACGTTTCGAGTACACTCGTACCCTACTCTACTCATTTACCCTTATCCTGTACGGTAATACAGAAGAAGGTACTTTCGATGGTCGTTAGGCATTTACACTACAATTGCTTGTAGTGACTTAGCACGGGATTGTCTCATTTCGTGTACATTAGAGAGTTTCCCCGTTTAGTGGTGTTGTTCGACTACCATCACTGGTAGAAGCCGCAATGAATTAACGGGCAATAAATTTAATAATCTTAGCGTTACCTTCCATCAGTTTCATGCCCTCGGCAAAAGCCCAGGAACCGTTTGTGTTCAGTAAGGGTCACTATTCCTTACCCGTTACTATTGGTGCTAATAGTAACTGCTCTATATCGCTATAGAGACCAGACTATATCACGTACTCTTTGGTAAGAGTACCTCTGCGTTTCGGATAGCAATCGTTTCTATCCTACGTCATTACGACTAGTCGTTCGGCATTTACGTTATTAATAACGATTTAGCACAGGATTGTCTTTCTACGATAGAAAGGTTTTCCCTGTTTAGCAGAGTTATTCGATTAGTATCACTACTAAAAGTCGCATTTGTAGTTTACGAAAAACTGATGTAAAAACGGACTGCTTCTAACATTAAGGTTACGAAGAAGAAGATTAATAGGGCTTTTTTCATTTCAGGTATCATGGCCTTTTTCTTTTCTTCATCTTCTTCATTATCGTACTTCAATACCAAGTTGATGAGTTTATCTTGATATAAGGCAATGTTCTTAGCACGATCAATGATTTCAGGTGATTCAATGATTCCGTCTAATATCACCGAAGGATTGGCGTAGACGTTCTGAATGATGTGGCTATAAGACTTAGAATGGATGCAGTTTTCGAAGAATGTCCAGGTCAATACCCAGGATTCTAATTCTGGTAAACTACAGGCACTCAAGAGAGCTAAAGCAGGTGCTCTTCCTTGTACGCTGTCGAGCAGACAGTTCCCAGACACAGAAACCACACCTTTATACCTAACAACAAAAGCACCGGTACTAACAGTAACACAGGAAACTAATCCGTTGTACTTGTGCTTGTACTTACGAATGCTTTCGCCATTCTTGAATTGTTTGTTGATGAAACGGATAGTGTAGAGGTCTTTAAAATATGGTTTTCTATCATCTTCCCTACAGAACATTCTAGGGCTACATCCAGCTAACGTAGCGATAGCCTGTACTTTATTGGCACATTTCTCGTTAGTAGTGCAGTAGTAAGGAGCAATATTACCAGGGTACACGGAACCATCCCAAAGGACTACTTCCTTAATGAATTCCTTACACCATTCGGCGGCCTTATCATCCAGATTGACCCATTCGAAATCTTTCCAAGAATAAGGATTGAGTTCAACTGGCACCAGTAACTCGAGAAGCTGACACGTGTTTTGTTTAGGACTTTCGTGATAACGATAACCTTTAAAAATCAGTTCAATACCGGCTTGATCAGCCAACATTCTCAATCTATCAATCTTTCTCTGTTTAGACAAGGTGAATTTAACAGGAATGTAACCAGTAAACTTACCATTGTGCAAAGGAGAAGGATAACCATCTGCTTGAGTAGCAATCATCAGTCTCTCTAGAGGAGAAAGATAGGTGGTACCAGCACCGATAAAGTCACCTGTAATCGGTGCCTTTCTCATGTTCTTGTATTCCATGTCTTTGGCTTCTACGAACTTCTTCAAGCCTGACATTCTGGCTACGTATGGCATTCGGTGTTCAGGAGTAACTATTTGGTGGAACTGAGTACGGCATTCCGCCCTAAATTCGTATACGTCACCTTTGTGTTTCTTAGTTACCTTCACCTTAGGTACTTCCCACATTGTGGATTGGGTATTGATGTCGTAGATTAGGATTTCTTCTAACCCATCGTATTTCACCATATCCACCCAACCATTCTTAGTCAGCACTTCAGTGCCTTCCACTAAGCATTGGTACTTCAAGTTCTCAGTGAAAATATGCTGCTCATGCGGCTTTAATTTATTGAAATCAGATACGTCTTTAGACAGATTGACTTCCTCTGGTCTCCAGAAGAATGATTGTTGTAAGTCGTTAAACTGATTAAAGACGGGGTACTTGTTGACATCGAATCTGGAAGTGTTTACCTGTGGGCCAAAGAACATCGGGTCCTGTAAGGTATTCTTCACTTCGGTATTAAATACGCTTATTGACATTTTCTTTCTTGCTCCTTCTTCTGTTCTCTTTCAATAAGAGTAATAGCTAGGTCTTTAGCCATCTCTTTTATCTCTTCTTCAGTAGGTTTCTTAGGGGGTACACATGAGTCACCTAGTGATTCACGATATGCCTTCATTTCTTTCTCTAGGTCACGTTCACACTCTTCGATAAACCGTTCAGCATAGCGCTTACTACCTTTATCCAATTCCACTGCCCAACTTAGGTAAGTGAATTCGATTTCTTTAATCTCTTTTGCATTGAGAGTAGAGGCAGTAGTACCAGTAGGTGGATTGTGGTTTTGGTATACCAGTAAATCAACGAGTTCGTATAGCTCATCCAGACTAGGATAAGAGACACTTCTCTCACGCTGGAATACTGAAGCATAGACTGCTGGGTCAATCTCTTTCCATCTCTCTACCTGTTCGTAGAGCTCTTTCAATTTAGCCTTGAATAGCGGTACCTTCTCTTCAGTGAGTTTACTGAAGTCTTCTACTTTAAAGCATTTCAAGAAGAAGAGGACCACATGAGCATCTCTAGGTAGCTGTGCTATCTCTTTCAATTCGATAATGGTATCAGCCATTTTGTTGAGGTATCCACCCTTGTAATCAGCTGGGTAGTATTCGAATGGTTTTGTCAAGTCTTTCGTGTTCATTCTGTTTTACTCTTGAAGGTTAGTTCTCGTTTAGATTGATCAAAATCCACATAGACAATGTCTATTGGTTTAGGGGGTTTAATGTTTTCTAAAGCTTTCTGTTTTAAGACACCCATGGTCTCTGGTGTAGGGACTTCTGTTAATGTCTTACGAAGGTCTTCGGCTATCTTCTTAGCGGCATCAGCTAATTGAGCCATTAGAGTAGCATGATAGTCAGCATTCTGCATCAGGAGAGACACCCATTTACTATTGGTATAACGGATTTCCTCTACTGATAAAGCATACTCTTTTGTCTTTTCAGCAATGACACTCTCCTCCTCCATGAGGTAAATCATGTCTATCCAGTCTAGTGCTTCACCTAGAGACTGATAAGGTACACACTTCTCTGCTAAGAAGACTTCTCTATAGCTATCTGGGTATTGGTCCTTCCATTCCTCTAGTAGGGTGTACAGGCTCTTCAACTTCTGTTTAAATATCTGGCCTTTATTCACTAAGAAACAATCGGCTCTTAAGTCTTTTGGTTTCATGGCACCTAATATCCAACTAGTTGTGGAAGTCAGGTTATCAAATCCACCTGATCTGGTTAAGTCTATTACCAGATTAGCCATTTTGTCAATCAATTCTCTCATTATTCAATTCCTTCTCATTTAGACTCATTCTCTAGTCTTTCCCTAAACAATCTACTCTGTTTCAGGTATTCTACCAATAAGGAAACCATGTAATCCCTTCCTCTTCTATTGGGATTGGGTAGTCCGTACAGAGAGTAGCTGTGGTATTGGTTACGGATACAGGCTTCTAATAGCCAGGTATAGTAATCGAGTTTCTCTAGCTTAATCGATTCTTTATCGTTTAAGAAGAGCTTATCGTAGAAGGGTTTATCGAGTTTATAGATTCCTTCTTTTAAGAGAAGGAGTAAACCTTTCAATACTCGTCTAAACTCTTTTACTTTCTCTTGTTGATGTTTCAGTAAGACTTCCTCATCAGGGATGTCTGTTAACTCTCCTTCTAACCATTGCTGTTTCAGCTTAGTGTACTTTAATCCTGGAAAGCTAACTTCCCAAGGATTGTAGAGGAATAACCAATTTAAGCATTCTTTAATGCTAATCTTACCTAGATTGCATAGGTTTAAGACAGCATGACTAATCGCATCTATACAGTCTTGATTGGTTTGGTAGTCCTCTAGTTTAGGGGTATCTTCATTATCGATACCTAATAGCTCTAGTAATACATCAGCTCTCATGTCCATTCGTCTCCATTAGTCCAGTAGCAAACAGAAATCAAACTAGTCTAAGGGAGACTAGGTATTGTTTAGAGAGAATAAGACAAATAGGTTATTCTAAGGGTATCGAAGGATAAATCATGAAAAGTATATAGCTCTAGATTGCGTCAGAATGCTCTCAGAATGCGATTAAGAGGTAAGGATAGGCAAACCCTCATGAAAGGGTTTCATCGCAATGTAGGAGGCTTTTAGACCCTCTAGAATTGATTTATGGTTTATTCGCTTACTACAGGATACATTCTAACTAATTACAGGACTATATCATTACCATGGAATCAATAGACGTATTGGTTCTTATGCTTTTATTCTAATGCATTAGTAAGAAAGGAATCTAAAAATGAATATTGGGAATAAGATCTCAGTGATTGCTGCTATCTTACAGGAGGACTTAGAGGAGTATCGCTCCCTAGTGCCTTACCTGAAGGAAGAAGTGGTAGAAGCAGTGAATAGTAGTCTGGTGAAACTGAAACCTATTATCGATTCACTCTGTGTAGAAAAGGCAGAAGGAGTCGTGTTATCAGGATCAGTGAAGGAATCAGCAGAACCTAGTCCTCACGTAGTATTACCGCTAGAGGTAAATGGATTAACCGTAGTGGAGGCTAAACCTAGGGAGAAAGTAAAGGGTAATGGGGAATGGACACCTATTCGTTTTCCTCAGTACATTCTAAACGAGGGTACACCGGTATTCGAATACCTGATTAATCAGGAGGGTGCAGTATACAATCAAACTCGACACAAACTCTTAAAGGACATTGAGAAGAGTAAGGGAGTCAATCGCTCTCCCCGTGTATCGATTTACTGTATCGGTACAAAGACTAAGCAACCTAAGTCTATCAGTGCTATCTCTTCGGTGCTCATGCTCTACACCTTTGGTAGTGATGAAGATAGAGAGCGGATTGATCAATATCAGTTTAGCTGTGTCGGTTATAAAGACGCGAATCGGTCTAATGTTAGAATGGAAAACCTCTACACTACCGACCCTGAGGAGGAAGTGCAGTACCCTAATCAGGTAGAGGGAGAGGAATGGAGGGAGATTAGCTTACCGGCTAGCTATGCTGAGGAGTATACTCTAACGAAACGCTATCTGATTTCTAGTTTGGGTAACATGAAAGGGGTGGATAGTGGACGAATCTCTCTGGTGAGCCAAGTCTCTAGGAAGAACAATAATCTTCCTCGTTTCTCAGTGCAGGTAAAGAATCGATTAGGGATTCTCTCTAATCTGGGATTACAGGTAGCCCTACTCGTGCTGCATGCTTTCGGTAGTACCGAGGAGAGAGACATGCTGGATAAGTACGGTGTCTCCTGTGTGGTGTATCGTAATGGGGATAAGTACCAGCCTACTCTGGAGAACCTAGAAATCAATACCCACTACAGGTCCGTGAAGGAGAGAATAGAGGGTAAGGGAAAGAGTAGTCGTCGTTCAGTTAGGGAGGAGAAGGAGTCTCTTAGAGGAGAGCTAGTGGCTCTTCTAGAGAATGAGATTATTTCTCTCATTGAGGAGAATGAGGTAGAAGTAGCTAGGTTTTCCCTAGCCTATCAAGGAAAGCTTATCTCATTAGAGGGAGCTGAATTGAAGGTAGGAGGTAAGGGACACTTGCAGTTATTGAATCAGCTGATTGAGAAAGTGACAGCAGTGATTGCCTCTTCTGTTTCCAGTAAGACGCTGGTGAAGGTAGACTTAGATTACTTATCAGTGGATAGTGTAGTTAGGTCTAATCTATTCTCCGTACAAGTGAATAGAGAGCGTCCTTTCAAAACCGAACTTAACCTCTAACCGAGTCAGTAAAGAGTAATAAGCAACACCTCTCTGCTCCCCAGTTACGGAGGGCAGAGAGGACTAGCTTTATTGAATCTGTTTTTAGTCTAGATTAAGAGGTAAACTAGCACCAGTATATTCAGAATACTCCTTTTCCTAGTAGATGGAGTAGACTAAATCGACTAAATGTATTCGTATTTACGAAGCTACTTAGTAGAAATAGACCACTTTTTAGCTAAGTAAAGTGTATCTTCGATGATTTAGTAACTTAGCTCCGTTAGCTCGTATTAACCATACTCGCTGTACTGTGTAGAGCTCGATTAGACTAGCTAATCTCACTGACTTCGTTTCTCTAGTCTAGCCAGTACTGATTTTCTAATACGTATTCAGTACTGTACTAAGGGATAAAGAGCATCTCGTCTGGACAGTCTATTTCGTCTCTATAGTCTATATCGGTATTACCAGATTCTGTCTTGTAATCCTCTAGTTTCAGTTTACCATCAAATACTGATTTGGTATCACTGAGTTTAACAGAATCTATCCAGCTGTAGTCTATGTCCCATTTTCTAGGGATTTTTCTATTGTTTTCTAAGCCTTCTTTTCGAAAGCTACAGGTAAAGAGCCTATTATTCTCCTTACCGTTCTTTACTTTTTCTAACCAATCTCGATTACCTAAGTTCTTTAACAAGTACTTGCTAACAAAGATTAGTTTGTCAATCTTACGTAAGTCCCAATAGCATACCGTGCCTAGTACTTCGCTTATGTCAGGTAGTCTATTTTTATCTAGGTTTCTACAATAAACGTAGCCTCCTGTCATCTTCTTCCATTTCGTTCCTATCTTGTTCAGGAAGTCTAGTTCAGTTTTAATCTTATTTCCATTCAAGAAAAAGTAACAGTGTAGGTGGATTTGTCGATCTATCGTATATTCTCTACTGCAGTAATAGCCTAAGTAATAATCCAAACCATACAGTGTTTCTCGCTGTAGCTTACTGAAGCTATTGTTTAATAAATCCAAATCGTTGTCGTTCTCGTCTCTTTTACCGTATAAATCGCACCTTACTACGAATATTTTACGGTGATTGCTGAATAAGGATTTAATCAAGCTCTTGATGCTGTTAAAGCTGTATTGTAGATTGCGTTGAGTATGTTTGTTTTGCATATCAATGGTGATATAGGTCCATTTGGAGGCATAAGGTTTGTTTCTGTCGATAAAGAAGTAGCCTGTTTTATACTCCCTACAGGTACCGTAGTGATCTTTTCTGTCTATTCTGGATTTTCTTTTTTGTTTTAGTTTTCGAATTAGGGAGAGTTTACTACGGATTAGTGATTTGCAGTATAGGGCTAAGTCTTTATTGCTCAAGTTGTCTATAAAGTCTTTATTGGTGTAGAGAGAGTATTGTAGTTGGTTTTTGGGAGTATGAGTAAGGAGGAAGTCTATACTCTGCTCTCTATCGTATTGTGTACAATCTGTGAGACATCTGCGATAGTAGGTCTCGTTGTTAGAAGTGTCCATTTGCATGGTGCCTTTTTGGAAGAGGGTAGTACATGTCGTGGATACCTAGACTAGCTTGTCTAGTCTCAGTGCCCTCTCTAATAGGGAGGGTACGGTGTTTAGGATACCTATTCTTTGGTTAGTGTTAGAGACTACCAAGGGATAGGTGTTCTTTTTTAATTTTCGCTAACTAGAAGAATGTGTTTTAGCTATTTGGATATTCTTAGTTAAGAGTAATCGAAATACTAGATTAAACAATCCAAAAACAGATGAGTTTTGGTCTTACTTAGTACACCAAATCACTAACCAAAATCGTCTTCTGTAATAGGTTAAAAAACTCCTCTTGTACTAAAGGAAGTTATACCAAAATCATTCTTGGTAATGCACCAAAATACATTTGTATAATAAGAATCATTAATAACCTACTTGATGTACTACTTAAAAACACTAAGAATATCCCGTATATACGAAGTAAAAATCAATAAAATGATACTGAAAAACAGTAGAATGGTATTTCGTTCTACTATTTAGAAACTCATTTCGTTTCTGTCATACAAGAACCAAGGGAGTAACACCATGATTTTGGTAACAGAAGACATCATTAAAACCTTTAATGAGAGTACCAGATTTACCCTAATTAAAGAGCGATTAGCATTAGAGAAAGTCCCTATTCTCTCTAGAAGGGAATACACCTTATTAGTAAAGAATATCATCATCTACAAGCTAATCCATACAGAGCTTACCCTAAGGCTAGCTAACAAGTCTAGAGAGAGGAATAACCTCTCTACAGAACTCCTATCCAATGGTCTTACCTTAACAGTCAACAACCTATTAGACAGAATCACCCTTACTCTACCTAATCTAACTTATCCTACTGAAGTCATTCTAAACAACATCCAAATCATTCTAATAAAGAAAACAGCTAATAGAGAACAAGTTTACTTACACTTCAACATGGATATTGATATAGACTTTCTCAATGAGTTTCTAGAGGAAATGAAGTCTAATTACCAGATACTGGTAAGGGTAAGATAAAGGAAATAGCCATTACAAGCGTATAGAAGCTCGTATAGAGCGTTTATAGTGCTAAGGTATACTAGGGTATACCAAATGGATTAAAATGGCTTATAGACGAAATATAGCCGATAATAGAATACTCTACTCTCTACCCTATCAGTGGGGTAGAGAGTAGAGTATAATATACCGAATTATCGGAACTGACTAGCAGATACGTTACGGATAGTTGAGCTGTAGCTCTGGGTACTGGTAGCAACCATAGCATCAATACCGTCAATAGCCGCTTTCTGGTGGAACTGGTCAGCACCAATCAATTTAATGCTGTCCATAAACTTCTGGGCGAAGTAGTCTACGCCAGGACCATACTGGTATACACCAGAGAAGTCAATCTGGATTTCACGAGTCTGAGACGGATTAGAGCTATCGAAGCTCGCTTCGTTATCCGGAGACATTTTCGGCCACATATTGATGCCCAACCACGCTTGGATTACCCTGCGTCCAGATACGTCTGGCTCAACAAAGAGCATAGCAGCAGAGTACATGTCAGGCATAGAGTCGTAAGCTTCAGTACCTGCTACTGTACCAATAGCAGCGTATTTAGTCTCAGGGTCCATCATCAACATGCGAATCCAGTAGATGATGTAGCGAGTAATGACTAAGCCAGGACGTTCCCAGAAACTGAAGGATACAGTAGGTTGCTGTTCCGTTACGTTGGTGAATACTTCGTATTTCTGTCCAGATTTACCAAAGTCTTGACCATTCTCTACGTTCACCTCTAGTTTGTATTGCAAACCAGTGATGCGGTGACGAATGGTTTCCACCAAGTTACGCAGAATAGCGATATTGGTTTTAGCATCCGGCAGAAGCTTGAATCCTAAGGGGGCTTCTAACAGGAAACTAATAAGGGGACGAGAGGTATATTGGTGGTTGTTTACCCAAGACTGCCACTGTTTGGCATAACCAAACATACCGCCTTCTACTAAATGGGAAACAGGAGACTGAATCCCATCAGCAAAACCACCATTACCTTTAGTCATGAAAACTGGTTCTACACGAGCCATTTGTGTTTTCCTTTACTTAAAAGTATTTTTCAATTCAATGATACTACCGCTTATCCTGTTACTAGGGTAGGCGGTAGTGTATACCAATTCAATGTTCTTTTTAAACCGAATCTCTCAGGTAGTTTAGCTAAGGATTTAGCTAGTGATACCGTTAAAGTTATCCGGTTTATCAGAACGACGATAGTTTTCAGAGTAGAAGGTCTGTACAGTCTTGATGTTGTCGCCGTATACACGTACAACAAAGTGCCAAGCCCAAGATTTGTTCTTGTCAATCTCAGTCAAGTACAGTTCGCCCTCTACATCAATCTTACCGCCGAATTTGTTGTCTTTCACTTGGCTGTAGAACCAGGCTTCAGCTTCTTGTTTCAGACGCAATTCATCCCAGTCTTTACCGGAGAATCGACGTTGCAGTTCAGCACCGATTTTGTTCAGCTCTACATGATAGAGCATGATACGGTAGTTCATCAAGGTAGAAGACTCATCTTCGTAGATGGTACGGATACCGGAGAAGTAGAGTTTACCAGATTCACTGCGCTCTACCCACATACCGCCAGAGGCCCAAGCACGGTTACGTACCTGATAGGGTACCCAAGGATTGGATACATCAGTCAGGTATTTAACGTAGTTGTTATCGCCTTCACTGAAGTCGTAACGGATAGCTGCACGACCAGAGGTATTACCCCAGTATTTAGTGGTCATGCGAGCCAGTTCGTACAGTACCGGTACGCGTTTATTGTAGGTAGACACAGAGTCCAAGAATAAACCACTGCCTTTTACTACTACTGCACGGTAGCAAGGTGTACCAAACAGAGCAGAATCAGGGAAGTTTTTCAGCTGAGCTACAATAGAAGTCAAACGGGCATTCTCTTCCAGAGGAGTCGGAAGATTCACGTCCTCCCAAGAATGAGTAGTAACACCTACCCAGCGGTCTTTACGCTGAGAGAGGTAACGACCAATGCTGCGTTTGAATTCCAGTGAATAACCGGTATCCCAGAAGGTAGAGTCGTTGAAGGTAGTGGAGTCTTGGTATTTAGAGTTTACATCAGCAAACTCGTCAAGAATAGCATCTACAGCTTTCTCGAATGCCAAGTTACTCATTTCACCATCCAAACCACCAGAAGCAGAAAGCATTTCAGATTCAATCATCAATGCAATCTTCTCACCGGCAGCCAGAGTAGACTCATCGCCTTTTTCGTAACGGAAGGTCTGGTAAGGAGCACCATCAGTATAGGTGGCACCAAACAAGTTAAACAGGTATTTCTCAGAAGCACGACGAGATACATCGTAACCAGAGAAATCACCAAACAAACCAGTATCAGTCTCTTTGGTAATGAATTTCTCCAAGAGAGCATCGATATTGCGCTGATAAACGTGCAGTTTATCGAAGTGACCAATGGTCGGAGGAGTAGTAGCGACTTCCGGTTTCAGGTTGTTGTAGTTCTTGATGAAGGTTTCACCAATACCATAAGCCAAACCTGCTTTAGAACGAGCAGAAGGATTCAAGGTGAAATCCAGTTCACGTGCACCATTCAGGCTGGTGACTACATTACCATTACTGGTCGGAGTCTTTTTGGCTTTAACAGAAATACGGAAAGGATAAGAATGGGTATCGTTGTACGCATTGATGTTCAGGGGAGCAGCATCTTCAGTAGTCGGAGCCCAGACAGAAACACCTACCAGATTACCCCAAGCACCAGGAGAAGATACAGCAAAGTCCATCAATGGTACACGTTTGGCTTTCTCACCATTCGGACCTACATAACCCACTACGTCTTGCTCTGCACCTTTACCGAATTGGAAGATAGAAACAGTCTTACGGTTAATCTGCTGTTCTACGTAGGGAATCGGAGAAACCACGAAACGATAGTGTACACCAGGGGCTTTTACACCAGTGGTAACAACCTTACCACCTTGACCGAGTTTGAAGCGGCCTTGGCTGTCGCGTTCTGCGATTTCGATTTCGGTTTCGTAGTATTCGATAGACAAACGCAAGGCGGCCAGTTTGTTGGCTTCCTCTGGTACGATACGTTTGGCAATCACGGTACCCGCGTCTTGCAGAATACCCTGTAGGAATACAGAGGCGTGGTTATAGTAGGGTTCCATCGGGTCTAAGGTTTTAGAACCGAACAATACGTTAAATGCAGCGCCGTCTACTACGACTTCTTCAGTCGGTCCCTTTTCAGCGTAAAAAGGAATGTAAGAGAGCAGCGGAGCGCGTGGTACATCGACCACGGTTTGTGCACGGCCTGATAGGTCTTTCGTACCTAAGTGAAAACTAGCAGGCGTTGCATTGGAAATATAAATATCCATGGATTATAATCTCCGTTACAAACAAAAATTAATCAATTTATTACTGCTTAAAACATTTTCGAAAATGTCTTTATTACCTGCTGAAAACACAGGGTAATAAACAAAAAGAACACACGCTAAGCGCAATATTCATAGTATCGAATTATTAATACCTGGCATAAAGTCGTAACGAAAATATTTACTGGAGCTTAATAAGAAGAAAAGCTATGAACTCTAGACGTAGAGTATATTAAGTAGTAAGTAATCGATTATTTATTCTTTTTGTTATAAAGGACAACAAGACATGTCTATTAAAATCTCACCTTACCACACTACGGTAGGTAAACACTTTGTCGTAAAAGACACTGAACAGGCTATTCGACAAGTCATGGGTCGAGGCTATAACTGGATTAAAGTCAACGAAACCAACAAAACCATTTACATCTACCCTAACGACGTGATTAACAAATTCAATCACCCACTACTGGTAGAAACCGTAAAAGGTTTGGTCTACACAGCAGTAGACTTAACCGCTTTTGTTCGTGAGAATAGAGAAGGTGAGTATACGGTAGCTAACCGTTCACTCTATCTCTTACAGACTTTACGTGCAGCCATCACCAGTGAAGTACTGGAAAATGGCCCTCGCATGATTAAGTCATTGCCTACCGGTGTATTGAGAAGCTACACTGATTTAATCACCAATTCCATTTCCATGGCTTTTAGCCTCAATAGCGAAGAAATCATTATCTTAAAAGTACTCTCAGCTTGGATGTACTACTCCATGTTGAGTGAACAAGAAGTGATTGGCGATATGGAATTACAAGCAGTGATTGCTAAACTCGCTCGTGATACCGGTATTCCTTCTAATTTCTTTGTTCGCTATATTGATGGTGCTACCTTCGATAATGTAGAAGAATTCTTAGAAATCGTGAAAAGCAAGATTACCAATCCGGCATTACAGAAACTCAATTTAGGTTTATTCTACACGGTAGTAGCGAAAAACCTGAATTCCTCTGTTTGGATTGGTTTGGAGAAACAACAGCTCTTGGCTGTCTCTATTGAACACATTCCTTCATTCGTGGCTACTCTGGTCATGTGCCTGAGTGAACCGGTGTTTAAGAATGCTGGTTTGACTAAGATTGCCATGAAGAACCTTACTCGAGACAGAAGTCAGTTTATTCTGTCTGTTACCTCTATGGCTAATCCTGAGTAAGAACACTGTACTCCATTAGGGATAAAAACCTAATGGAGTATACCGGAGAGAATTGAAATGACTGAATTAAGTACACCTTACTTAGTCGGACATTATATCTACAACATGTGGGCTGCTCCTTGGCAGGATAACCAAACCTGGAATAAACTCGCTCGAGTGACGCCGTTTGGAGGAGCAAGAAACCATGTAGAAGTCTTCCATGAGGATTACCAGCTACCTACTAAACAAGATAGGTATCATGCCTACATGATAGGTCAGGTATACGAAGACATTTATAATCTTCCCTTACTGGAGTGGACTGAACGTTCTACCTGGATTCCAATGAACGAATACTGTAAACAAACCGGTATTGTGTTCAACTTCTACACCCAAGATGGTATCAATGTACCGCTATCTCATGTCTTCTTTACTTTAACAGTAGAGAAGAATGTCATTTTCATCGTAAAAGAGGATTTAAAGATTCAGTGGGACATGAACAACTCCCCTCTGTACTTTAGAACCTATCGCAATGCTTTGCAAAGAGTAGACCAAAGAGGTTTATCTCAAGAGAAAGCCGATGTGGTTTACGTGAAAGTAAAGATTACTAGTGATAAGCAGAAATTGGTAGAGTTCTTTAACCAGTATAATGGTAAGCCTGGTGCCATGCTGACTTACCACAATGGATACTTGGTAGATAATACTAACTACCTATCCAATGTACTGGAAGGAGATATTGTAGAAATCCTCTACGATTCTACCTTAATTAAGGCGATTGAAGTCAGACTAGGGGAGCTCCCTACCTTTAAATCTAAAGCCGATGGTATTCGTAAATACCTTATTACGCATGATAAGTCTTATAAAGACAATGTATTGGAATACCTGGATGACTGCGACTTCTACCTCTGTGCTTATCCGAAAAAGACCCCTTTGTTATTTAACGGATTACTATTACATCGTAATCACGTCTCCAATATCCGTCAGGTAACCAATAGCGATTATTCGATTTCGACTAACCTCGTCTCCGAATACCTAATCGCACATCAAGACCTGTTCGATGAACAGATTGCTAATCTTACCTTTAAAGTATACTACCGTAAGCAATACGGTAATAAGAAGATGCCGTATAACGCTAACCGTATTCACGAACTCAATCGTTTGCCTTACGTGAATCGTGTAGCGGCATTACAAGGCTTAAGAAGCAATATTGACGAATGGCGTGCTGATAACCTAGAAAATTCTCCTCTAATGAAGTTAATTAGTAAACCTAAGCCAATTTGTAACCTAGAAGAGGTACAGGATGCCTATGGCTATAATGCGGCTACTTACTATACTGGTCTATCAGTACACTCGCACGAGGAATTCATTAGCGATGGTCTAGGAGGTTATCTGGTCGATGTACCTTATTCTTATCGTAAACTCGTGACTGTATTCGAATACGATAGTGAAGGTAAACTCCTGATGTGGAGACGATTGGAAAACGTGAATCAGTATCCGGTAGTAAACAGAGATACTAAACTCGTGGAATTCGTCTCTGGTATCGGTACCCGTCAACCTGAAGACCATTACGGTAAACTACAGGCAGTCGTACCGGAATACCAAGAACACCGAGTATTCGCTTGCTTGAAGAATCTAGAAACTCACCCTGAGAAATGGAAAGATGTTACTGCTACTGATGCTTGGTCTTACATTACTGATACTGATGGACTTCGAAATGTTTTAATTAAAGGCAATGCGGAGTACAGTAAGGAGGAATACACCTTCTTAATCCGTACTGATAAGAAGTTCCTTTGTCAGGATATTGAGGTCGATATCAGTAGGGGTTTACTGCAGTTCACCATGAACCACCACATTGCAGTGGGTGGTAAGGTATCCGGTAAACGAGCAGAAGTGCCTTATGGTTTTCTTGATGTCTTCTTAAACGGCAGTGCCTTAATTGAAGGTATTGACTACTTTGTAGACTTCCCCAATGTGGTGATTGTTAACAAAGGCAGTATTAATCCGTTTAGCATGAAGCAGAAGATCACCTACCGAATGATGGCTTTCCCTGCTACCGAAACCATTAATGGTGAATCCATTCTAACTGGTATTAAAACCAATCGTCAGGTAGGTTACGTTAATCACTATCGCGTCTCTCGCAATAGGCAATACGAGATATTCGAAGATAAGAACTTCTTGATTAAAATCGGTAATGGAATCATGGATAAATCCAAAGTAGGATTCAGTGAAGACAATACTGAGATGAAAGAGAGAAAAGAATATCTAGAGGGTAAACCCTACGAGATTCGAGATGTGGTAGTACCGAAACGGTTTACGTATCCTAAAGACACGTATCAGTTCAAGAGAGAATCTGATGAAGTCGATAGAAAGGTGTCTAACTACCTCAATCAGTTCATCGAAGAAGAGTCATTTAGCAGCAATCCTGCTATTATTGGTAAATACGAAATCTTCTCTCCTTTGTTAAGTAAACTCTTACATGACTTAGAGAAGAAACAAGTCGATTTCCCAATGGATAGGTTCTTTACTAATCAGGAGCTGATTAACTATATTTCCGCTAAGTATAGTAGTCTATTTAAGGTAGACCCTTACTATAGAAAAGAATCCATCTCCTTTAAACACGTGGTGATTCACCCTACCCACCGAAGAGTAGTGACCACACTGAACTTCCACCAAGCAAGGTTCTTTAGGCGGGTAGTAGAAGTCTTCTACGATAATGCTATCGAGACTTCTCACTTCATTCGGGTATCTGATTAATGTTTATCTAAAGTCACTACCTTACTTTGGTGAGTAAGGTAGTACTTTCTTATTTCGGGAGTATATTCAACATGCCTCAGTCTAACCTACCTATCTACTCCAGAGGGATTGGTGGTCCTGCACCCATTGTGGGTACAGATGGTTATCCGCCTATTGTAGACGAAACACAAGTCTGGAGAAGATGGGCATTACACGACATCTTCCTAGGTCAGGAAGGTAACAACAAATACGTACCTAAAGTCAATGACTTCGTAGAAGACATCAATACCTTAATCGTTTATCGAGTAAACAGCATTGATGCGACTACCCTGGTACCCGATTTGGTACAATTGAGTAAATCGACTACCAATGACTTAACGACTACTGAAATGGGTCGTTTCTTTGCTGGTGGTACGCTAGCTACACCGTGTGCCAGACAAATCTTCTACGATGATTCCGTGATTCGCCCTACACTCACTGTACCGGCTCAATTCCATATCCAGGGCAGTTTACCTCACCACGCTATTGCCTTTAAAGGTACCGTAGCAGGAGCTGGTGGTACACCGATTTCAGTGAGGTACGATTCCTCCTTTAATCCGATTTCTAATGCTATTCCATTAGAACCTATCCTACAGCAAGACCCGAATCTACACACCCAGTGGTTCTTACCTCCCTTCTATACCTCTCATCGTCTAGAAGAAGGGGAAATGATTCTAATCTTGGTGTACGATGATAAAGGTGGTGTTCTCTCTAGAACCAACTTCATTGTAGAGAAATCCGCTCTCTTAAGAGACGTATCCGATGCAGATAAATTCATTTCTGCTATCTCTTTAGAATCATTCTACATTGATTCTAGCGATGAAACCAATCTCTTAATCCCAGAGAACATCTTAAAAGACTCCATTAACCTAATGGGTAAAGTCTTCTATACCGATGGTTCTACCATGACTTATCCGGTAGATGGTAATAAATTCGAATTGCTTTACTTAGATAGGGCATCCGAATCCACCGTAACCTCTAAGGGTACTCTGGTACTGAAGTACTATCTGGCTAATAACGAGAAGTCTGTACACGTAGTGAATAACAACAACCGTTACTTCATTACCCGTTCTTACCAGTATACCATTATCGAGAGAGATGGTTCTTACTCAGTGAAACTCTATCCTGTACCTCGTTGGGTGAATGACAATATTGGCTGGCAATTGGATTGGTATCTGTTTACCTTAGATAGAAACCAATTCTACAATGTAACCAATAGCGTGTACATTAACCGTAACTCACCTACCCAGCAACTCAATGGTAAGCTCTACGGTCCTACCCAACAGTTGAATGTAAGTATTGACTTAGGGACAATCAATAACTCCTTTAGACAGTACGTACATCCACAACAGGTAGACGTGCGTTTCTTGAGAAATGCAGCTGACCAAACGGATGATAGGTGGGAGATTGGTTTTGAAGCTTATCAAAACCCAGCCTACGGTAAAGGTTTACACCTCTTAGTGAAATCCATTGCTACCAATAGCAATGTAATCAATATCGCTAATAGCTGTACTACCCTAGATGACTTCTTGAACAAAGTCTACTACACTACTTTACCGCAATATCGTACTAATCGAGAACCTAATGCACCGAAACCCAATATGTTTAAAATCATTTGGGGTGACAACAGCATCGAATTTCCGATTCGTAAGTGGAATGAAGATTTAACCATTCCTTTCGATATTCCGGCTACTGCTACACCTATTATTCTCTGGTACATCAATACCACCGATAATGACCTCTATTTGTCATTGTCACCCTTGCCAGTATTGATTGCCTGATAAAAGAAATGGGACTCAATACTCTATGAAAAGAACAGTCCGGGGCGGTTCCGGATGGTTCCTATAAAGAGGTCGTTTGTCTGTCGTGACTAACTGTTTTGTTTACGGAATTGTTTTTCAGTTATTCACGATAAATCCTCTAAGATAAACAAGCAAAACGGTTGTCAGTTTTCCCATAAACAACATCGTTGAGACTCCTTTCGTAGTTGATGAAAAAAGACGATATACACTCCTCTACCCTCGCAACAGGGGTAGAGGAGTGTATTAGTCTGTCTTACCATTAACTTAACCAGTAATCTAGGTCTAAATTACCACTATTACTGTTACCAGTCAATAGGGTTTCAAATCGAGAAATATCCCTATTGTTGTAAGGATTCAATCCCAATGAATCAGTATTGACATCAACTAAACCATCAATAATGTCATTGACCATATTGGGTTGTTTCCTTAAGGTAGTGAGTTTCTTCCCTTCTTTCAAGTCATCAATCATGCCAGAGATACTCATCTGCTCTCTGTTCTCTATCGATAACTTACTCTCCAAGTAACGAATCTCTTTCTCCAATTTAGCAAATTCGAAGTAGTTATCCGTATTACTCATTTCATTATAAAGAGCAGTAATGTGCTCTTTTAGGTTATCTTGTTCTCTCTTCTTCAGTATCGTCTTAGCATCTAATACTTCACCTGCAAAAGCCACTTCACTTAAGAAGCGTCCTCTATTGATGTCGTAGTATCCTGTTTCTCGACCATTGAAGATAAACCAACAAGCCAATAGCCAAGCAATCACCATGTCATCATGTCCACCTTTAGGGTGGTCAATTCGCCCATTTACAATCACTAGACTTAACAATTCATTAATCAATTGGTTGTCTTTTAGCTTATCAGCCGAGATGTCAATCGCTCTAAACAACGTTTCGTTATAGAGGTTATCACGAGAGTACTTACCATAACCAGATGTCGTATAACCAAATGTATTTCGGTGTTGGTTAGCGATATTCATTCGGTTAGGGTGAGAATCCATTAACTGAAACTTACGTGGGTCTGATGATTTCTCTTGTACAATGGTATTGAAGATTCGTCTAAATGGGTCAATACCATGGGCAGGTAGGGTTTCAATCAGGTAATCAATAATGCCTTGAGCACTACTTCTGTTCTCTGGGATAATCATGACTTTACGGTATTTTATCATGAACTCACTTAACCACTGCGAGAACTTATATAAATTCACTCGATTAACAGAAGCTGTACCAATGATTTCTAGGCTAGTAGCGTCAACGAATACCAGACAGCTATTGTCGTTATTCACCATGTTAGAGCTATCAATACCAATTACGACAGGTTTCTCATTCATGATTTTATCAATTTCATGTGCGGTGTAATACCATTTAACATGGACATAACCAGAAGCATCGTGAGCTTTAGGTTCTCTCTCACTCATCCGCATCATCTGTGCTTGTTTACTATTAAACGGAGAAGTCTCTGTACCAGAGGTCCAAACGTTTAAGTAGTCACGTAAGAAGTCCTCACCATGAGAACGGGTAGCTTGTTCAGCCAACCAAGAATCGTCCTTACCCAATTGCTTATAAGAGAAACTAATAGACATACCGTAAATGCCGGTATCCTTAAGTAAAGGAGAAGTAGGGTTAGAGTTCTTCCTTACGGTAGCCTCTAATTCAGCTTGATTCTGACAATCGAAATAGTGTTCGTCGTAAGGAGCAAACTCATTGAAAATCTCGTAAGCCAGTGCCCCGTGTGGAGTGTCCTTTTTACCTGCAGTAGTAGTGTAAATAATGGTACTGGGAATGCCCCTAGCACGACAAGCAGGGCCTGCTGTAGTCATGGTGGCAGAGGCACTCGATAGGCTTGCCCTCAAATTTTTTATAAATGAAAGCTCATCCACCACCAGTATCGGACCCAAGGATAAACCACGAAATGTCTTCTCTGCAGCCTCAATAGCAGCCTGTGCTACTGCCGTATAAAAGAAGTTATTTCGACTTTGTACAGAAACGTTCTCTGTTGTATTGCTATCCTTCTTAGTTAATGGATTAATGTAGTAAGGGGTCTCTGCAATGATATCCCTTAGTTTACGGATAGAGTCATCACGCAAGATAGAGTCTTTTGTCAATAGACCAGACTTGTGGCCTTCTAAGAAAGTCAATATCCAACTAACTAAACCCATCACCCCGTAAGTTTTACCTTGTTGACGTGGCATGAGTAGATAGAACATACAGTTATTGAAATAAGACCAGTACAAACCAATATTAGCACGAGATGCTTGAAAGTATTGTCTAGATGACCCTAGGTCCTTAGAGACAATCTCTCTGAAGTAATACCAGGGATTCACCACACATTCCCTTACAATCCTAGCAATGGTATTGTAGTCTAAGTCTGGTGCAAATGGGTCTACGCCCTGTAGTGTCCTATCGTGTAGAGCTAAATGAAAGTAATGGTTTTTAATACCCATCTTCTTATAGACGTGGGCCAAATCAATAAAAGACTGGTTTACTGTTTTCGTATCCACAATCGCTTCAGGATAACGAGACCAATCCTCTAAAAACAAAATCATGTTTCCTCCTTACCTCTCTAGCCCTTTTGCATTAGGGACTAGAGAGAAAATAATGTATTTTCATATTAGCAATGGAAATTGTTGCTTTTAGGCTAGGTATGTGTCTAATTGGAAAACTATGATGAATTCGCTATATAGATAGGAAATCTATTATGTATAAACACGTAAAAGACGTATTTAACGATAAGTGTAATCTATCATTCGATACGAAGTTTACCCAAAAGGTAGAACGATACCTTAACCAGTTAATTACTAAGTCCGATGAAGATTCTCAGTTTTGGGGTGGTCCACTGACTGGTACCCACAAAATCACGTTTACGAATAACGATAGAGGTAGGTGGTTTGAAGAAATCCTAGGGATTGATGAATCCGATGTAGAAGATGATTTAAACCTGATTATCGATGCAGTGAAATATAAAGTAGCAGGTGACCCATTGTCATTATCCTGTGTTTGGTTATGTCATTCTCTTTGGAATAGTGCTAAACTCTCTAAGGAGAAGAAACAGAAAGCCATGAGTGACGTGATGATGGTTATGTGTATTCGTTTCTTGACTTCTAGAATGAATCGACATTGGCCATTTCCTTGTTCTAAAGCAGTAGCAGAAGCTACGCTAGCCTCTATGTCTAATCGCTATGCTATTAAGCGTTTAGGCAGCTGGTTAGCCGTAATACGAGAAAGAGCAGACGATACGGTAGACATGGTAAATGGCATCCACAAACATGCGATTAACCGAATGGATATCGACATGAAGTCCTCTGGACACACCAACTCAGTGGTTTATGTCGTAATCGATAATGCTACCCGTATTAAAGAGATGCTAAAGGGCATCTACAATCTGCAGAAGATGGTACAAGAATCTGGACTGAAGATTAACAGTACTTCAGCTACCTACATTGAAACAGATGGGGAAAGCATTCTTAAAGACAAAGAGCAATCTTTGGAAATCTATAAGAATTACCTAAATGACATCATTGGGGATAAACCTAGCTTTATTAAACTAGACTTAGTAAGCATTATTGAAAATGCCAATAAGACCATGCCTCCACAGATGTTTAGAAACACTTTAGGTTACATCTCCGATGTCTACTCCAAGAACAATCAAGACAAGATTGTGTTGAGTGACCTGATTGAAAGAATCATGACACACTTACTGGTTTACTTATACAGTAACCGTAATGCCATGAAGAATAAGTCTGATATTCCTGGATTACTTTCTAAGCTAAAAGGTATCTATACTTCTTCTCGTACTACTGATCCTTTATTGCTAGGGATTCGTGATGACATGGAGAAGGTAGTTAAAAGAGCAACTAAAGTCAAATCCACTCCGGCTATTGCCGCTACCAGAACAGGTATTTTGTTATACATCGTACTAAGAGCTTTCACTCGTAACTATTACTCTTAAAAGCAGGAGAAATCCACCTCTTTCACCTTTAGGAGTAATCGATGTGTGTTATTGAAAAACTATTGACTAAGGTATACACCATTAGCGATGCTTTTCTAGGTGAGAAGAAATTAGAGTTAGTTGAGCCTGATATCATCAGCAGGATAGACTTCCACACCAAAATCGGTAACAATCTTAAGATTGTCGTGGTGAAGAAGCAATACATCCTGAGGCGTAAGAAGAAATCGTTATTTCGTAGACAGAAGAAGATTAATTGTGTTTACGAAGTCTACGCTGAGTTTAGTGAGAATATGCCTAAGGTACTTAGTGATATCCTTACAGAGAAACTCGTTTTACCTCAACTACTCAATTCTCTAATCAGTGAAGAGAAGCAAGTTAATAGTGTCGTCAGTGCCTTTCTGGACATTAAGCTGAAACAGTTTAATAAGGTAATGAAAACCCCACGTAAATCCTAATACTACTCAGTACTCTCTATTCGGAGTACTGAGTAGTAGTGGATTCTATTTAAAATGAAAACTATATTATTAACATGACAAAGCAAACCTAATAGCTGTTTGCTTAATGTTCTTTTACTTAGTCTAATGGTAGTTTATTTATAAAATACAAAAAGGAAACTAAAATGCTGAATCATGAGATGGTTTCTTACTGTTTCAAGAAGTACGTAACAGATCGGTTCGTTAATCAGAAGCCGAAGTTCTTCTTGAAAGACATCTTAAAAGACCATGAAAATTGGAAAGAAGGAGATATTCTGTCTTTTGTAATACAAGAGACATTAGGTACAGCTACGTACCTAGAAAGAAAGAAACTGATCGTAGAAGTTAACCATCTATTAGAGGAGTTCTACAAGTCAGGACAAGATGACGATCTTTTCGTTAGGGGCATCAATACGGTTGATTATTACAACCATACTCAGGAAAAACCTGATGTAGGTGACGATACGGAAACAGGGTTCTTCGATATAGACTACGCTACCCCAATCGATGTAGAACAATTCTTCTTCATTTCAGTAATGTTGTATTACATTGGTTTTATCCAGTACGTGGTTAACGCCAATAGCGATAAATCTTACTTATTGAAACTGAAGAATATGTTACATGATAAACTGATGGAAATCATTGATGTCAGTCTATCAGTAGTCACGAAGACAGAACAAGTAACTGAAGGCGGTATTAATCTAGAGAGCCATTGTGTGTTCTTAATGGCTCTGTATCGAGTGAAATACCTAATGTCAACCTACCCTAAATACAAACACGCTACTCGTGATGCTTACGATGATTACATCAACAGCACTCAGGATTACGATGAGTTAGATGAGGGCATCATTACCACGGCATCTACTAGGCTACCTAATAACCTTGCTCAGTATTTTGTAGAAAACTACATGGTACTGGCGATAGAGTTTCAAGTTGACTTATTGGACGAGTTCTTCAATGTAAGGTTCTTCTAACATGAAAAAGGTGAAAAAGGATCTCTCTACAATCAAGTACGTATTGGACTTCTCTAGAGGACCTAGTTCCGAACTACTGGAGAAGTTCAATTACTACAATTACGATTTAATGGAAGCCGTCATGGCTGATAAGAGTGATGATAGCTATAGTTATCGCTTAGATGTCACTGGTACGCTTCGCTCTTACTACTCTCCCCGTTATGGTTGTTATGCCAATATACTGGGTAGGTGTATCTCTCCTTTAGAGTTGGATGAAATAACCAGAAACCTGAATAGGTATTATAAGGATGTAGAGAAGGATGAAGTAGAAGTCCTCTACACCAGTACTACGGCTGCGAAGCTTCCACTAAACATGAAACCGGTATTTGGTTATGTTGGTGACAAAGGTAGCGAGCTTATGCCGATTAGGGTTTACTGTGTCCGTAATATTGTGGTGAAAGCAAGAGGGTATATTCGTAGTTTCATTTACTACCACTTCCATCGAAAAGACCTGGAAGAAAAAGAAGGTAAAATGGCATTCGAAAGGAGATTGCTCACCTTACCAGAAGACGTTAGTAGGAAGTCTGCTAAGTTCTACGCTGATCAATTCGACTCACTGGATGCTGTTTATACCCGTGTTATCGAAGAGAATGAAGGTGTCTCCAAGTACCATTCTGCTCTTCGTGGTGACGTAAGGATCATCATGGATAGCTTTAAAATGATGGAGGATTACCACATCGAACAAGAATACGCCGGATTTAAAGAATCCGGTAGACCGCTTAATTGACTCTACTCTCTCTACCTCAATAGGGGTAGAGAGAGTATTTTATATTCTCTACGCAGTAAAGAAGAAAGCTCGTAGAGGTTTATTCTATTGTAAAAGGAATTTCTTTATGTCTAATGAAAAGATTGTTTTGGATCTAAAAGAAGGTTTAACTGCCAAGGATACAACGGCTATACCCATCTTCTTTAGGGATAGATTAGAAGAAGTCGTTACCGGTAATCCGGAAGACATCGGCTCTATTCATCTGGAAAATGAAAACAATACCATGATCTTGGTAGATAAACAAGGTGCCGCCCTCTGCAGAGTCATCACGGTTTCCATCTTACAGGAAGAACTCGAATTTATCCTCAATAGACTGAAAACCCTTGTCAGTGACGACATCACCAAAGAAGATATAGAATTGGTGGCTGTTTATAACATTGCCTATAGAAATGGTAAAGAAGAACCCACCATCTATTACAAGGACAAAGAAACAGGTGAAGAGAAACCCATCTACGGTTTCTGTTACAAAACCATTACGCTGGAAGTAAGGGAGAAATTCTATTCCTTCAATCTCTTCTTCTTTATTCCAGATTACTCACCTGAAAACAACTGTTCAGTAGTCCGCACAAGAGGCAAAGTCATCCACAAGAACATTGTTTGTGTATCGAAAACGTTATGGGTGTCAGTGAAGATGACTTAGAGATGATTGGTAGGGTATGGGAACATTTGTCACCAGGAGAAGTAGCGACCATCGCTAAGAATTCTGGTGTTTATAAAATCTCTGGTCCCGAGTGTATCTCAGTGGATTTCATTCTCTACGTTATTGATTCCATGATCGATAGCCGGAATGTATCCAAAGAGGAATTCCTGTTCTTTGTTGGCAGTGAAGACAAACCTGAAGGCTATCTAAACTAAAAAGGAGTTTATTCTAATGTTAGTAAATGAAGAATTAATGGATATCGAGTGTGTCTACAATGTAGTTAAAGGACTCAATTGGGATACCTTCAAAGCGGTTACTCTCTACATTGACAGTATCACTGGACCCATTACTGAAGCCGAAGACTGTGAGGAAATCACCTTCAATAAAGAAGCTGGTTATTCTGTATTCCATTCACCGACCAAAGGTAGTTGTCTTTACACCAATTCACTCTCCATTCAAGACTTTGAAATGGATGAGTTGTTGAACCAAACAGGTGATGGTAAACCGATTAAAGAAAGCGATATCACTATCCGTGCTGTCAATACCGTCTTCTTCAGCTTACCGGAAGGCATGAAACCTAAGGTAGCCTATACCGTAGATGAAGAAGGGGCGATGTATCCTGTTTACGCCATGATGATTAAACGGGTAGTGTATAGCTACAAGAACCAATCCTGTATCGTTATCTTTATCCAGACCGTCCGTGAGTATAAACCAGGGGTGGATTTGAACGATTTCGAAGAGGAAGGTGGTTACAGCGTAGATACCACTACTCTTTACCTCACTGCTGGTAAAGACGCCTGGAGAACTGAGCCTGCAGTAATCGACCTTCGTTCTGAAGAATATAAACCGTACTACGACCACATTAAGGTACAAGAGCAGACTCAGGATAAGCTCAGTGACTACGCCTCTAGTGTAGGGTACTGGATAGATAGATTATGCCTCTAAGATAAAATAGCTAAATTGACAGCTACTCGGTAATAGACAATACTACTCTACTCCCCATTACGGGGAGTAGAGTAGTAGTCTTATCATTTCTTTTTTACTTCAAGATGTAAGTAGCGCGTCTATCGTAGATAGACTTTAGCTGCCTATTTTAAAATATAGGTAGCGAAGACACTAACGTGGTCAGTTTTCTCCATGATTTCGTAGAGTTTACTGCTCTCAAATTGGATCTCACTCAATTCCACGTCTTTAGGCAACACAATCACTAAACAAACGTGTTTACCTTCATTAATCAAAGCTTCTGCTTTCTCTAAGACGTAATCAGGTACATTGGTGTAGTTTACGGTCATGACTACCGTATCTTCTACTCCTTTACATACTCCAGCTAATTGATAAGCAATGTCGTATAGACCAATGCCTTCTACACCATGGTTTAAGTGCTCAATAGCCAAGTGGGTATCTTTAATCGTTACCTGGTGATTATCGATATTCGTAATCACGTCTTTTCTACCTAACTGGTAATCGTAAGTCGGGTCATCAGGGTCACCTAAGTCTCTTCCCAATGACTCTACCATGTCTTCTTCATGTTCAGCGTCTTTAGCGTAGATTTCATTTAGCTTAGCACTGACTAGAGAAGCAAAGTCACCATACACCGGAACTGTCTTAGCTTTAGCTCCGTATAGAGATAAGTCATGGGTGAATGACTCTACTGACAATTCATGGATAAAATCCAATCTAGCTACTGCTTTTACTTTCATTTTCAGGTATCCCTTAGATTAGATTAGACGATAGGTCACTATAGAGATTATACTTCATCTGTAAGTCACTCAACCAACCAATCTTAGAAGCTTTCTTCAGTTCTTCTAAGTACAATTCATTGGCATCAGCATAACTATCGAGAAACTCACTAAACGCACCTAATTCAGAACCACCATCTAGTTTAGCTTGGTTTACTCTAATCTTCAATTTGTTATAAATAGCGGCTTTAGTAGCCAATACAGCTAGCTTCTTAAAATAAGCTGCTGCAGTCATGTTTAAACTGTTTAGATTACTATCATGCTCAATCAGTACTTCAGCGTAAGTACCAGGAGGTAAGTAAGACATTCTTCTAATCCTAAAGGCACTAGGAGAGATCATCTCACAGCGAGCATTGTAATTTAAAGAAACCGATTGATTGGAATTAGCCAGCTTCTGTGCAGCAGCTAATATACTACTACCTGCTACTGTAGCGGTATCAGCGTAGATACCATTGGGATAGATGTTAGCGGTATTGATACCCAATACGGTCAGTATCTTGTAACCACCAGTTGCTTTAGGTGGTACCGTTACCACGTAGTCCATTTCAGATACCTTCTCTACCATGCACTCTTGTAGAGGGATTTCTAAAGTACGAGCATACTCCACATTCAAGTCAGGCATTAGTCTACGTTCGAATACTTCTGCAATCAGTACAGCATCTTCATCTACTGCTGACCAAGGATTTCTACCATATCTAGAAGCGATGCAGTACTCCGAAATTAAGGACTCTGGTATCTCATTCTTAATGGAATTGAGGCACAAACTCAACATTGACATTTACTTTATTCCTCCGTAAATAAGGGGTATTTTAGTTCATACGAATCCCTTAGAAAATGTTCTATATAACGACATTCTAAAATAGAATAACTCTATATCATTACCATGAGTAGGCAATCGTATTGCTTGCTTAAACGTTTAAGTAAGTCTCGTAATATCTTTAATTCCTTGAAAGGATCAAAGCCAATGTCTCAAGTCAATGAAAACGTCGTGAAACTCTGGTGTGCTGGTGGTGCCGGTTTAGGCATCGCTGCCGATGTATTGAAAAGCCAAGGTAAGCTCTCTACTTCTACTGAGATTGCTCGCCTGGATACCGTACTTCTGGATACCTCTCGTTCCAATTACCACAAGAACGAAAGTATCTTCGAAGAGCATGGTGTAGAACTGGTGACCATTCCTGGTTTGGATGGCTCTGGCCAGAAACGTGATGAAAACGTCGATAAAGTCGTTCCTTACATTGCCAATATCGTGCACCAACATAAACCTGAAAACAACAGCAGTCTGAATATCGTGATTCATTCAGGCAGTGGCGGCAGTGGGTCACTCGAAGGCCCTCTGGTGGTAAAAGAGCTCCTCGAAAACGATGCCATTGTGATGGTCATCATGATCGGTGATGCGACCACCAATAAGTTTGCAGCTAACACCGCTGCTACTATTCGTACTTATGCTGCTATCAGCAAACAGTTAGGTAAACCGGTTATCGTGCGTTACTACCAAAACTACGCCGATAAAGACTCTACTCCGGATAACATCAACAAAGCAATCGCTTACTCTATTACTGATTATCGTTTGCTCTTTAGTGGTAATATCCACGGTGTAGACTCTTCAGACCTGCGTCACTTCTTCCAATACCACAAAGTGACCAATACTGAACCTGGTTTGACTCTGATTTCTAACTTTGCTATCCAGAACCAAGACAAGAGTTCTTTGGATAAGACACTCGAGAAATCATTGGGTGACAACTACAACATCGTCTCCTTAATCTCTATCGATTCTGGTGACGGTTTGTCACGCCAACCTATCCCCTGTGACTTCCGTGTCGATGGCCAGGTGATTTACGCTTCTAATGTACCGGAAGAGAAACGCTCTTCTCTTTACTTCGTACTGACTGATAACTACTTCTTCCAGGTGATTAACAGCCTCAATGAAGTGGTATCCAGCTACGAGAAGAAAGCCCGTGCTCGTGTCAACAACGTGATTAACACGTCTGATGCGGATAGCAATGGCTTGGTTTTCTAAAAACTGCAATAGAAGCGATTTTAGGGCGTTTAAGAGGTAAGGGTATATAATCCCCTTACTTTTTATTTCATCGCAATATAGAAGCAATCTAGATAGCCTACTGACGGTTTCTATAGCCGTCAGTAGGTGTATCTTTCTACAAAGTCGTGTTTTTTATGAAAGAATACGGAATCTAGGTAGGTTCACTACCTGGGTTTAAAACGTATGTTGAGTATATACGGATTGGAGTACAAATGAATGGAAACATTTACTATCGGCTGGATATTGCTGCTGAAATCAGGAATATCTTCGATAGGATAGATACCTTAAAAGACAGGACGACTTATTCGGAAGCGATTTACAATCACCCTTATACCTTATCCTCCGTCAATTGGTTGTATAACGATGGAATTGATAAGGTATTCAGCCAAGAGTATCTAGAATTAGAACTAGAAGTCGGATTAGAGAACTGGTTATTGGTATTAAACCATGTAATCTACCAGTGGTTGAAATCTAAAGGGTTAGATGTCGTTTACAATAAGTTTCTCAATATTGCACCCGTTTGGTCTTATTTAAGACATGCGATGCTCAGCGAATACGATTTCCCTCCCTGGTATCCAAATAAAGCCTCGGAGGAAGTACTGGATAAAGCCATCCATGAGAATGGATTGAGTCAATTGTTCCCTAAGACATTCGAATTATTGAATCACGCTTACAAGCTGGAACCTATCCCATTTCCCTTTATTGAGACTAAAAACATCAATAAAGACGGAATCAGTATTCCAGTAAGCATTCACTTGGACCCACTTTTCCTCACGATTACATTTATTCACTAAGGAATCGATTCACCATGACCGCCATTAATGATGTTTATATACTAAGGACCAAAATCATTCTAGAAGAGATTGAAGACCTCATCAGCCAAACCTTACCAAATCATGAAAAGCAATTCTTGGGTAAGGGGTTAGGATTTTACGATAGGGAGACTTATAAGCAATTAGTCGTACCTGGACGTAAATACATCCTAGGTGAAGAATACGGTAGACGTGAAGTCGTTTATCAGGATGATATATTCAATCAATTCGTTTCTAATACCGTCTATAGTGAGGCAGGTGAAGTACTCTACAGACCTAGCCTCTATAGAAACAAAGTATTGTTCGAAACCATCTGTTCTCCGGTTGCTTTGGATATCTTTATTAACTTCGCTTACATCTGTTTAAATAGAGAGCTACCCAGTAACTACGGAGTGATGAGTAAGGACGATACGATTTATTACCTACTCACTCAGCACTACCCTGATTTGGAAGCTATCTTAAAAGCCACCTTAGGTGAGATAAAAGGTAGCTTGTCTATCGACGAAATCATGGTCGTTATTCCGTTTAGTATTACCTTAAATGAAATCTACTCTCGAGTACAAGACTACGTAAGGACTTTGTTTAAAGGTAAAGAGCACCTAAACTACCATCAATTCACCGTTTATTACGATGGTTCTAGCTTATTGATTGGTGACTTAGGTGACTACCGGATAAACGAGTGGGAGAAGCTGAAGGAAATCGAACTTAATCATCGAGAAAAAGAAGCCAACGGGAAGTACTTTAATGAGCAATTCTCCTTGTTTGCTGATGAGAAAATCACCATTGCTTTCAATCATGACTTTGGTGTGTATTCCGATTCAGCAGAGGAGGTAGGATACAGACTGTTGAAGGTGCTTAGTTCTAAATACCAATCGTGATGGAATACTATCAAGAAATCAATCAACAGTACGCTAAGGGACAGGTATTGCCCTTAGCGTACTTTAACCTTACTGATGTATATTGTTTTTTTAGTCAAGAAATGGAAGATAACCATGTGGAGATGGCGGACTTCTTGAATCTTGGATTAGACGGTATACATGGCTTTTTTCTAGAATACCTACCAAAACTATTTGATTCTATCTGTACCGGTGACTCGGACGGCTATGTTTTGTTCTCTGAAAAGCTATTGGATTTAGGGATTGCCAATAACTTGGAAGTGACAGACAACATCGTCGACAGAATGATTATTCTGCTTGAGGATGTACTGTCCGGAATATCGGTATCGGATAAAACCAAGCTATTTATTAATGTCGTCGAAGAACAAGCCGTGTTTCCCATGGCTTTACTGAGCTACATTAATCTATAGCACAACACTTTAAACCGTGGATAAAGGAAAAATAAACTATGTTAGGCACCACTGAGGGGTTTAAACTTTCAATCCCTAACCCAGTACTGAAGATAGCTGATAACATCTTTAGATTAACCAATAAGAACATTTCCCCTACCGAAGTAGCATCCTTTCTCATGCGTAAGCTGGAATTGGGTAGAGATAGAGACTCTATTCTCTTGGCTCAAGAAGCTTGCGACTACATCATGTTCTCAGACGGCTTTATTGTAGATTTACCTGCATACGAATCTACCCCTCTTTTCCGCCAACTCTATACTGAGAACATCAAACTCATCACTGAGTGTTTCGACCTATTGCGTCCTTACACCATTGATTCCTATTTCAGTGGTATCGTAGACCAACAAATGTTGTTTTATCGGACACGTTTAAATGTGGTCTACTGATACTGATCTAATTGAGTATTACATCAACCTACCTGAGAAGTTCCTAGTAAGAGATGGCGATTTTGTCTATCGTAGCTTTAGAGACATTATTTACCTTGTACCTAACATTACTCAGCCTGAGTTTTTCCTGTTTATACAAGAGATAAATAAAGTATTCTGTTTCTACGAATTGGATAGCCACCCTACCAGTTACTTACAGGTAGGTGGTGAAATCGACTTTCATTCAGCTTTCCCTTCTAGAGAATTAGACGAACTGGTAGTAGAGAGACTAAGTATTATTGCTTATAATCTCATTTACTCCTTGTTAGTCACGATTCGCTCTTTCAATCTGTACTTACCTAGATTACCTAATATAGATTATCGATTAAGACCCAAAACGAGAATATGCTATCGAATTGGGGACTTTAATCTAGAGGAAGGTATGATTATTCTATACAAGGTCAATCCATGGGAGTATTGATTTACTCACAATTACAGGAGTGTGTTAAATGTCTAATTCTTTTGTAGTAGGTAAGGTCTATTCCTTCAATACCTACGCCCCTGATGTATTGTCTACTCGCATTATCAATGCTAAATGCTTGGCTATTCTTAATGCCCAAAATGCGATTGCCAATGGTTTGGATGTGATTTCATTCCACGAGAGAATGAGACCTCACCTGCCTAGTGGCCACAATGACGATCCATTAACCATGACTTATGTTAAATTACTGAACAGTTCTGGTACAGAAACCATTTTTGCACTAGACTGGATTAACTTAACTACTCTAGTGGAAACCAAAGCTAACCGCATTGTGATTACTTTGGATAACGTCTCTATTGAAGACATGGAAATACTGCGTAAATCCATTACTTCTAGAGGTTATACCAACATCTCCATGGTGCTCACTGAGGTGTAGTAACCACTACTACTATGATAGTAGTTACAAATTACTAACCAGTTTGTTCATCTGTTACATTGAGTAGCTGGATAATACACAGTAGTTGAGAGTGATGCCAAGGCAGGGCTCTGTGTATTAGTAATTCTCTTATGCTTATTTCGAGTCCTCGTGACTTCATTGTCTCTGTAGACGTAGAGGTAACCAGCACACCGCCCCAGGTGGAGATTGCATCCTTATGCTTCCTTTACTTGTCTCGACTCGAAATACTTATAGAGGAGTGAACAAAATCACTCTCTAGTTCAAATTTGGTTTCCTTATGTGTTGGTTGTGCAGACGATTTCCTCCTATTCCTCTTGTGCGGGGAATAGGAGGAATAGTCTTAGTTTACGACACTTTTTATACTGAACTATGAAGAGTACCTACTCTTTCTGAATTTAAATATATTTAAACTCATTCATTAAAAGGTATTTTACCATGGCAAATAAACTTCCAGTCTATTTGAAAGGTGATGTGAAAAACGCGGATACCTTCGTTAAAAACCTGAAACAGATTTACAACGATGAATCCATTAAGCACACCGAAAAAAATGAAACTTTGGTGGCTGGCCATAAACTGAGCTATCAGGAAGCTCCGTCTTCTCCTGCTCCGTCTTATGTACCTGCTCGTGATACCCGTTACGACTTCCCCTATCCTAAAGAGGAAGCCCCTCAGGCACCTGGTCACTCTGAAGGCGGTGGCGAAACCGAACAAGGTGGTCGTGCCCGTGGTGGTCGAGGCGGTCGTGCACAAGAAGGTGGTTCACCCCCTGGCTCACCTCCTCCGAGTGGCAGCCCCCAGCAATAATCCCTCTCTCTGGTTTCACTAGTGTAGAGGGATTATAGGTCCTGATTGATAGCTCGCCTAGTAAACTAGGCTCACTCAGTACCTTACTAATAAGAAATACATTCTCTCCTACTACTCTTTCTAGGGGTAGTAGGAGAGGTGTACTTTTTCATTTAGCAATAAGTCGAATCGATTTCGTATTTCTGATTAATCAATCGACAGGAGTTAACGATACAATGGAATATCGAGGTCTTGACTTAACTGAGAATGTCTTTATATTAAAACCAGAACAATACACCAGACATTTAAACCCTATTGGTCAGTACATTGACCAGCAGGCTCAGTTTCTCTCCATTATGCGTAATTACCCATTAGACAAAGCACGTCAATGGGTATTGAAAAACATTCGTAAAGACGGTAAGTTTCCTCTACGTAATCCAAAAGTCATTTACGTACACAAAGACGAGAATGACGATAGGGTAAAAGGAGAAACCACACTAGTTCATTACTTAAAGGATGCATTTGCCAATGATGAAATCATGGCTGCTACCTTTACTACCTTCTTACCCCACAAGGTAAAGCTCTCTTATCTGTCCGAATACGTAGACGTTAAGAAACCAGAAAGAAGTAAGTTAAAGAAACGCCAGTTCCAGATGAAGCAAGAAGGCAACTTTGTTGCTATGGCGTTTGCTAATAACGGACAGAATAACATTAAACGAAACTTGAATAGTATATCAGGAGCTTCTTCATTATCCTCTACTGCTATTTACATGGCTTCTATGCACCCAGTATTGACTTCTAATTGCCGAATGACTTCAGGGTATGCTAATGCCAACAATGAAAAGCTATTAGGCGGTAATCGCCATTACCACAATGCGGATATTACGATTAATAACCTAGTAGCCCTAACGACCAATATTGATGTAGAGAATATAAGACAAATACTGGATAAGTACCATCTCTACGTACCCAGTACAGACGAGCTATTCGAATACATTCTAAACTCTACTCGTTTGTATTGGAGGTGGCCTGAAAAGGAAAACCTGATTAAGGAGTTTATTAGCAAATGTAGTCGTGAGCAAAGAGCGGCTATTGCTTTCATTTACGACCTAAATGCTTTGCGTATCTATAATGAATCATTTACTCGGGACTTCATTGGTGGTCTAGCTAGGAAATGTAACCCCATTGAAGGTATGTCCGTTGAAGAAGCACAAACTATCTTCAATAAGTCTTTAGAAGAGATTAAGCTCGTAGCCATCCAGATTTGTTCGGATGAAGTAAAAGGATTGAAGGAATCCCAATACATTGGTACAGAGACCATTCTAAAGATTGCTGCTTCTATTATCAACATCTACGAAGTCTTTGCTAAATACAAGGATTACATCCAAACCTTCTTAAGGTCTTCTCACCTACCTGGTTCATTAGCTCAATTCCCCAGTAGTTTAAGGAAGATTGTATTGATGTCAGACACTGACTCCTCTATCTTTACGACTAAACACTGGACTAATTGGTTTTGTGAAAACAAGAGAACCAAAGAGAAAGCTACACCTGTGTTTGCTACCATGGTTATGCTCTCTAGCTTAACACTGAAACACTTGTTAGCCACTATGTCGGGTAATCTAGGGGTAGAAACCAAACGTATCTTTACTATTGGCATGAAGAATGAATTCGGTATGCCTACGCTAGTGAATCTAAACCGTACTAAGCACTACATCTATACAGTAGATTACCAAGAAGGCAACGTATATAAGGAAATGTCTTTGGATAAGAAAGGAGTTCACCTAAGGAACTCTAACTCTCCACAAGAGATTATTGAACATGCTGAAGACATCATGAAGAGACTCTTCTATCTTTACAATGAAGATAATAAGAAGATTAAGGTAATCGACTTATTAAGAGAAGTAGGAGATGTAGAAAGAGACATTTACAAGAATGTAAGAGAAGGTGGGATTAAGTACTTTAGACGAGCCCAGATTAAGAATCCTGAATCGTATAAAGATACACCAGATAGAGAATCCCCTTACGTTCATTACTTATTCTGGAATGCGACATTTGGTAAGTACTACGGTGAAGTGAGTGAACCGCCTTATTCTGCTGTGAATGTGAAACTGGATATTAGTTCCGCTAAGGCGACCGAAGATTGGTTAGCTGGATTTGAAAATCAAGACTTGGCTAATGCTATTCGTGAGAACCTAAAACAACGCGGTAAGGATACGGTAGGTAGTGTATCTGTACCCATGGAGTTGTTCTTGGAGAAACCTCTACCTAAAGAAATAGTGGAACATGTCGCTACACGAGAGCTGATAGCCAATATCTGTTCTCCTTACTACATTGCTTTCGAAGCAGTAGGTTTGTTCTATTTAGACAAAAACAACTCTAAACTGATTAGTGACTTTTACTGAGTATCAGTAAAAGCAGCGTTACTACGCTAGTAGTATAAGCTACTTCTATTAGAACACTGAGCACTACACTCCTTACTACCTTTATCAGGTAGTAAGGAGTGTAGCCTACTTTACATCTATATTATTAAACTGCAGAAGAGGGGTTCTTCTGTCTGTTAGGTATCTAACAGCTCTTCAACCTATTTAACATGGGGGTAACTCTTATGTTAAGTGATAAACAAGTGATACTCTTGAAAGGAGTGCTCTTAATCCTAGTCACATTAGGATTGAATACTCTTATCAATTATACTCAGGACGTATCGCTGTTCTTCATTAGCTATATTGAGATGCCGTCCTTGGTAAGTATCTTAACGATGCTTGTTAAGGCGGTCTTTTATATAGTGAAAGGTGCTGTATTCTTCTACAGCATTGTTTTCATGTCAGGATTGATGACTCAGTACGACAATCTTGACTGATAACTAAAACAAGGGTAGTCTTATCTTCATAGCTAGGGCTACCCTTTAGCTCTAATAAGGAGGTTCTTTATGTTAGCTCGTCTATTAGAATTGTTCAATATCCATTTCAAAAAGAACACTAAAATCATTCTACTCTGTATAGAAGGGCTCTTAGCCACTATTTCATTTTGTCGCCAAATCATGGAACTTAGACCAGAAGGTGCATTTGGTTATTATGCTGTCACTGTACTTGGTATTTTGTTCATTGCCTGTTATCTAATCGCTGTAGGATACAATATCCATGAAGTCATTAAAGATAGGTCCTTTATGGATACCTACGGTGACGTATTCGATGCGTTTCTTAAGTAATCTAATTAATTATATCCCTATATCATTATTGTGTAGAGGAAAGGGTTTCTTCTACCCGTTAGCTTAGTCTAACAACTTAACTGAAATACAAGGGGGAAAACCCATGAAAAATAAAAATTTTATTCTTTTAACTGCTACTGTACTGGTAATCACTACCGTTACCATCGTCTCTAGCACCACACTGTTAGCCAGCTTACTAAAGCTATCTCTTGGCAATATAGAAGGATCATTCTTCCTTTGGTTATTGTCCACCATCATTACCCTAGGCTCTGGGATTATTCAGGTCTGGGCGGTCGTTAATAGCATCTACATTGGTGCTAAACTATTGGAGATGTATCAAGAGTAATACAGTACTCTCTACTACCCGCC